GCTATGGCTGCCAAAAAGCGGCCTGGATCAATGGGCAGATGAATACGGCGACCATGCCGAGCGTGGCGGGCGCGGGGCGAATTATTGAGCCGAGCGGATTCAACCTGGCCGGCCTGGACATTGCCCGGCGGGGTGATCTGCCGTTTCAGGTGGGGTTTGAGGGGATGGAGTACCTGGTGGGGCCCAATGTGGCCACCTATACCCGGCCCATCGAGCAGTTGGACAAGAGCCGATTCGTCAGCAGCTCGGAGCTGCGGGCGATGTTTTACGCGCTGGTGGCGCAACTGGGTTTGACCGGGCAGAAGGTGGCCGTAGCGATTGGGCTGCCGGTGGAGATGCTGGCGAATAAAAGCCAGGCCGAGGATACCGAACGGGGTATGGCGGCGTGGTTGGTAGGACGGCACCGGTTTGATTTTAATGGGGTTGAGGCCGCGATAGAGGTGGTAAAAATTCGGGCGACGGTGGCCCAGCCGCTGGGGGCCTGGCTGGACTGGGGGTTCAACAATACCGGCCAATGGTCCAAAGGGGCCGAAGGGCGGAACGCGCCGGTGCTGGTGATTGACCAGGGCTTCAATACCCTGGACTTGTTCGCGGTGGAGAACGGCCGGCCGAGCGAGCGCTATACAGCCGGCGAGGCCCTGGGGATGGCCCGGGCAGCGGAGATGTTCATCGGCAATATCGAGCGGCGGTATGGGGTGAGCCTGGGGCTGCACGAGGCCGATTGGCAGTTGCGCCGGCTGCTCGATGGTGAGGCGGCGATGGTGTATGCCCACGGTGAGCCGGTGGACGTGAGCGCGGAGATTAACCAGGCGATTAACAGCCTGGCGGCGGATGTGTTGCAGTTTATCCGGCAGCGGGTACGGAAAGATGCCGGAAAGTTTCGGATTATCCTGACCGGTGGCGGGGCGGTGGCCCTGGCCAGCCGGTTGATCAAGGAATTTTCACATGCGGAGTTAGCACCGGCGCCGGCGATGGCCAACGCGCGGGGGCTAGCAAAGCTGGCGATCAGTGGGTATCTGGGGTAGGACCTCACCCAGGTGGGGCAATTTGATTTAGGAGAAAAATTATGACCACTTTTACAGAATTAAAAATTGAATATCAGGATAAAATCCGCCAGGCGGAGGACATGCGGATTGCCAGAGACGAGGAAATACAAGCAAAACAAAAGGCCGTGTTAGATAACCTATTTCCCGCAGTTTGCGAGTTTTTGGCAGGATATACGGGGGCTGATATCAGCGAGTTTAAATTATTTGGAAAACTTGAGGGGAACTGGAGAGGTAACACGGGACTGAACTCCATCGTCTTCCACCTGAACATTCCAGATCATTTCGGATTGTCCACTGTCTTGAATCAGGTAGATGACCTCTCCAAAAATACCACACTCAAATGGCGAGTTGACCAATATAATTCGTTTGACAACCTGGGTGAGGCGTTGGACTGTGCGGCTAAATCGTGGTGGAGACAAGCCGAAGAAGAGATCAGAGAGGCCGAGTACATGGTCGAGAAAGAGGCGCAGCGAAGAAAAAAAGCAACGGCCAAAGTTCAAGAGGATGATAAACTTAGGTCTTTGTTTGACCAGGTTTCGGGCGATCCAGTAGCCGTCACCCTGCTCAACCTTTTTACTAAAATTCAGGCAGATCGGAATACATTAACCGGCCAAATCGAGGAGATTGAACGCGCGTATTCTAACGCTGAATATTATCACGGAGAAGCGGAATCGGCCGCCCGCCGGAAAGCTGATGACGCCCAAAGAGAGGCAGCCGAGGCCCGGCGGTTGGCCGAGAGTGTCCGCTATGAAGTTGATGAGATGGAAGCCAAATTTAAGAAAGCACAACGGAGTTGGTAATTCAATATGGCTGGGGCAAAGGGGAAATCGGGGCGGCCGGCGAATCCGGGGAGGATGTACCGGCTGAACGTGAGGTTTGATCCCCGATTCCATAGTGTGGAGTTGGGGGAGCTGCTGGCGATGCTCGGCGCGGCGGACCCCCACCGGCGGGCGGATATTCTGGACCGGGTGGCGGCAGGTGGATTGGTCGAGGCCCGGGCGGCGGCCCAGCCGGAGGTGAGGGAGACTGAGGCGCTGTTGGAGGGGTTGTTTGGGTAGAGAGGATGAACAAGCTTTCTTGTGTGGCCTGGTTTTAGGCAGGGATCACGGCGCGGCGCGGCTTGGCGCGGCAAGGCAAGGCAGGGCAAGGCGAGGATCACGGCTGGGCATGGCTTGGCTGGGCGAGGCACGGCTTGGCTGGGCGAGGCCTGGCTAGGCAGGGCAAGGATCACGGCGTGGCGGGGTGAGGCGTGGCAGGGCGCGGCACGGCATGGCACGGATCGAGGGGCTGTAAAGCCAAACTTTTACTAACAAATTTATTTATAAGGGGCTAACGATGAAACGATATAAAGTTATTTTGGTTGGGGAGACTCCATTGTTGCTACATCAGGACAATTTGGATTGGGGTGATATGCTGAAAAAGTGGTCTACAGATCCAACTCACAGCAAAAGCAGCGTGCCCGGCGACGACAGAACACCGGCGTGGCGCTGGATGGGCTGCCTGTATGTGGAGGGTGGGAAGATCGTTGTTCCGGCTGATAATTTAATGACGATGCTGCGCGAAGGCGGCAAAAAAATCAGCACGGGGAAGGGGACGGAAACATTTAAAGCGGTGACTCAATCGGGCATCGTGGTAGACCAATCGGCCTGGGCGATTTTAATCAATGGAGCTGAGGTGCTTTACGATAAGATAAAGCCTCTAACCCGGGTTGATGATTTTCAGCAGCATAAGGAGACCGTGGAGTCGCTGGGGTTTGAGTTGTTTGTGAAGCGGGCCAAAATCGGCGCGGCCAAACACGTTAGAGTTAGACCGCGCTTCGATAATTGGCGGCTCGCGGGCAGTCTGACCGTTTTTGATGAGCGGATAACGAAGCACGTTTTAACCACTATTATCACCACTGCCGGAGCCTACTGCGGGCTGGGCGATTGGCGACCGTCCTCACCAAAATCTCCGGGATCATTTGGTAAATTTACGGTTCAAGTTGAGGAGTTGATGAAATGACAAAAAATTACGTATTTCCAAAGGGGGGCGCAACTACCGAGCCGGAGGTTAATGCGCTCCTTGATAAATTTGGTACCCCGGCTCCGAACCAGCAGATCAAATACGCGGAAATAGAGGAGGTGATAGGGATTAAATGGGACCAGAGGCGTTGGAAAACGATTACCCAGGTGTGGCGCAAGAAACTGGAGAAAAATCACAATGTAATCCTTAAACCGGTATTTAGGGGGGAGGCGTTTCAATGCCTGAACGATTCAGGCAGAATCAACCTTGGTGTGACTTACCTTAATGGGGGGCTGGATAAAATTGTGCGAGGAAGTGAGGTTGTGATAAAAACGCCCCGGCAAAGCTTGACCGATGAGGAGAAACGTCTGGCCGATCACATCTTGAAATGCGCGGCGAATTTTAGGTTGGCGGCTATTATTAGCGAAAAATCAGAGATAAAATTGCCGGAGCTTGATCGGGCAATTGCGTAGCGGAGTTGGCAGGAGGCGTTTTATGGACGGCAATTTTAATCAGTTAATGGACACGGCGGCGCTAAAAGAGCGGAACCAGGCGTATTTGGCGGCGCTGGGGGCGGTGCGCTGGGTTGACGAGAATCTGAGAGCCGGACGGCTGCACTGCCGGGACGCTAGGGGCCGGTTGATCGTGGAGTTGGGCGACGTAGTGAGGGCGCTGGATGCGGGGGAGTTGGCAGTTAGCCGGAATGGACACAATGTCCAGTAAGCGCCGGCTGCGCCGCAGGGAGTGTACTAACAAATCGGGCCGGTATGAGACGTTTGAGCAGGCGTTTCACGGGTTGATGGTGTTGTATCGGGTGGGGGCGCTCAGGGAGCAGCGGCGGGTGTACCGGTGCAAATGGTGCGGGCTGTTTCATATCGGGCGGCAGGATAAGCATTTTAAGGGGCGCCGGGTGAAGCAGTGGCGGTTGACCAGTAGTTAGTAGTTAGTAATTAGTAATTAGTAATTAGTAGAAAATAGGGCGAGGGTAGAGTGATGATCGAATTGGAGATGTTGCAAGAGCGAAAAACAACGCTGGACAAAATCAAGCCAGGGCCGCAGCAGGTGCGGCAGAAGTTTGAGGCAGGCAGCATGAGTGAATTGGTGGACAGCATCCGGCAGCACAGCCTGCTCAATCCGCCGATTGTGTACGCGGAAAATGGGCACTACCGGCTGCTCGCCGGGGAACGGCGCTCCAGGGCGATGTGCGCGATTGCGTTATCGACGGACCTGGTTCCGCTGGATGAAGCGATTGAGCTGGTGTGTCGGGATGACGCCTGGGAGGTTTTGGGAACGTACCCGATTCTAAAACGAGTTGAGGTACGGGTGAGGGTGGCGCCGGAGCAGATGGACAGAGAATCTGTGGCGGTGGTGGAGAATTTGCAGCGAGAGGATTTGACTCTGGTAGAGGAGGGGCGGGCTTACGAGCGGCTTCTAAAAATCCACAAGAGCCTTAATAGGGTTTCTAAATTGTGCGGAAAATCGCAGGGGTATATCAAGAGCCGGATGGATATATTAAAATTAGACCCGGAGATTATGGGGTATATGGAAAGTGGGCAAATCAGCAAGGATAGCCATGTAACCAAGGCTTTGCTCGAATTGCCGGAAGAGACCAGGCTGCAATTAGCGCGGCGGTTTGCGGAGAAGGGGGCGAGCATTGAGGTTATTGTACGGTCGGTTGCCAAGGTGAAACAAACCCTGGACCAGGCGGTAGTAGTGGCTCCGCCTGCGGCAAGGGTGGCCGTGCAGCAGGCAGAGGTAAAGCGGGTGCAACTGCCGGCGCCGGAGACAATCGCGGTGCGCTGTTTTTGCCCGGCCTGCGCTGAGGAAATACGGGCGATGGCTGAGGAGTTGTGTGGCCCGTGCGCGGCCAACGGGTTGACGGCGAGGTGCTTGAGTTGCCCGGGGTTGATTGAATTTGTAGAGAGCTTGATTAAGCGGGTGAACTGCGATGATGTTTGATCTTGATTCGTTGATAGCTGAAGCGGAACTTGAATCCGGGGTTGATCCGGCTATTGTGGGCAGCCGGCATCCTGGGGCGCAGGTGTCCGGCGTGATCGAGACGGGCCGGGTTAATCCGGCAAAGTCGTTTCGGTGGAGCCTGAGTGATCTGCGGTGGCTGGATGAGAATCTACCTGTGCTGAATACCAACGAATTGGCAACCCGGCTAGGGCGGACAGAGAACGCCATAAAAATCGTCCAGGTGCGGCGAGGGATTATCGTTAAAAGCAAACGACCGGGTTGGGTGACCGCGCACCAGGCGGCGGCGCTGCTGGGGATAGATGTACATGCCATATGTTTTTTGACGGATACGGGCCGGCTACCGAGCCGGGTGCTGCCAGGCGGGCGGCGGATTAGAATGATCCGGTATGTGACGCTGCTGCGCTGGGCGGTGAACCCGGAGAATTGGCTATATTTTTTTAATTCTATGAGGGACACCGCGCGGATTTTGGACCCACATCTGCGCCGGCTGATTGAGCGACAAAAAGCGCGCTGGGGGGATGAGTGGTGGACGATTGGCGAGGTGGCGGCGTATCACGGGGTAGAACATTTTGATGTAAACCGGGCGATCCGGCGGGGGGAGATCAAAGCGGTAAAGTGGTCCAACTGGAAGATATTGCGGTCTGAGGCGACGCGGCCGGAGGTGAGGTTCTTGAAAGGTAAGGGGGCGGCCAGGAGCGTGTTGTTCGACGAACGCTGGAGCAAAGAGGCTGATGCTTTTTTGCTGGATTGCCGGCGGCAATGGGTACGATGGGCGGTGATTGCAAAAAAAATGAAGATGAAGCAGGCCAATGTGCAATACCGGTATTATTGTCTGGTAAAGCGAGGGGAGACAACCTCCCTTGTGTGACCTGATTTCTAGCCGGTTGCATTTTGCCCCGGCAGTAAGCAAAGGAAATGGTTGAACGCGACGCGTGGCGCGTTGTTGGGCCCGAAAGGGCGATGATCCAACCTGACCGGGGCAAAATGGAGCGGGTTAGCAGGGTAAAAAAATCCCATCGAGGTAAAGACTCGATGGGGCCGGGGGCAGGGCGATTTGGTTTCCCTGACCCGGTAGGTGAAATTGTAGAAAAGGATTTGGATTATGGCAAATTTTGACGAACGACTCTATTTGGCGGCGGTGGCGCAGGTGTTGGTGAACAGCGAGGCAAAGCGGAAGGGTTTCAGGACGATGGGGCGAAGCGTGAGACTACCCAACGGGATTCCATTTAGATTCACTTCGCGCCCGGTGGCCGGACCGCAGTGCGTGACGGTTTCCATGATGATTGATGATTTGGATTGGGATACTGTGAGCGGGCTGGGTGAGCGATTCGCTATGCGGTCACAAAGCCATTTTGCGCGGGTGTATCGGGATTTGAACTTGATCCGGGTGGAATTTACCTTGCCCTCGGCCCAATGGCGGGAGGTACGGCTGGCTAATCTGCCGAAGCATCGAGAGAGCATTACGGTGGGCCAACGGGCCCTGGGGCCAGTGGCCCGGCTCGATTTGGAGAATAATCCGCACAAGGCCATTTTTGGCTCGACGCGCACCGGCAAAACCGTCTTAGAGGCGGTGGTGGTGTTGAGCCTGGCGCGAGCGTACAAGCCGGAAGAGCTAAAGTTTTTGATTATCAACCCAAAGAATGATCCGGCTTTTAGGCCGTTTGAAAATCTGGCGCATTTGGCCGCGCCGATTGCGAATGATTACGAGTCTTCAGTGGGGTTGCTACGCTATGCCCTGCGAGAGATGGAGGAGCGGCGGGCCGATGCGCAGCGCCAGCGGGTGAGATGGGCGATTATTTTAGATGAGGTCGCCCAATTGACCGAGGTAATGAGGGAAAGTGGCCCGATGATTACCCAACTCAGCCAGATGTCAGGCGGGTTGGGATTCAACCTGGTTGTGGCCAGCCAGGCGGCGAATCCGAGCACGTTTGGAGACAAGGGGAGTTTGGCCCAGGCCAACTTCCTGGCCCGGATCGCGCTGCAACTGCCGGACGACCAGGCTTATATGGCGCTGCGGGTGAAGGGCCAACACACCGGCAGCCTGGGCAGCCCGGATGGGACCGGCAAAGGCGACGCGCTGGCCACCAACGGCGGGCCGGTGATCCGATTCAGGGTGGCGCTGCCGGCAGAAGCGGACTATGAGCAGCTTCCGAGGGTAGAAACAATCTCAACACCGGGACTTGGCGAGCCGATTGGGGATAGGGTGATTGAGCCGGGCAGGTGGCAGGTAGACCCGGATCGACTGGCCTATGCGTTGGTGGTCCGAGATAGCGCCACGGGGATTCAGCGACAATTTAAGGGCAGCATGGGGCAGTCCCAGCTTGCGCGGGATTACGCAATAGAGGTGAGAAGCCGGATACAATACTGGATCCGGGTTAGACGAGAAGGGGGCGTGGCAATATGAAAGCTGTTGGTTTGGGATTGGGCCTGGCGATAGGCGCAGGGTTGGTCTACCTTTTTGCAGTCAATGAAACAGCCTGGATTATTTTCTTGGCGCTGGCAATGTTTATTTTGGGGGGGGTGGTGATGGCCCTGGCGCTATTATTTTTGAACCGGCAATGGACGGCGGCGGTATTTGGCGGGGGGCAGCCGCCCCGGATCAATAATCATATCAGGATGCCGGCGCTACCGCTTTACGGAGGCCAGCCGCAACAGCAGCCAGGGTATTGGGTGGAGCCGTATGATCGGTTTCAGGTGGTCGAGGGGCAGGGGCAAAGCGCGTTGAATGATGATAGTCCGATGGCGTGATCAATGAACAATGAACAATGAACAATGATCAATGAACAATGAATGATGTGGCGAGGTTTTGGAAATTGATTATGTTGGATGATGAGGGGACAGTAGACAAGTTGGGGCGGGAGACGGCGCTGGAGGTGTACAGACGGGATGAGGGAATCCAGGGGATTGCGGAGGTGGCGCTCGATGGGGTGAAGGGTATAGGGGAACAGACGGCGGCGGAGATTTTTTTCAAATTGGGATTATTGCTCCTGGAGGATGAACAATCCCGTTTGTGTGACCTGTAAGGATATAGGATTATGTTGCGATTGTGGCGGGCAGATTACAATTTGTGGAAGCCGGTTTTGGTGGATTGCCCCAATGGGGCGTGGCCGGCGCTCGATGCGGATGAGATACCGGTCCGCCCCGGGACGCATTTTGAGACGGAGGAGCAGGCGTGGGATCAATTGAGGGTTGATGTACTGGCGTGGGCCGAGTCGACCGAGGGGGCGTTGAGGGAAGCCCGGGAGGAGTTGCGTTTCTGCCGGCGAGAGCATGTGAAGGCAACGGCGGCGCTGGGGATTTTTATTAAAAACAGGGATGAACACAAAGGAGTATTATGAAACAGACAATAGTTATTGACGGCAATTATAAGGGAGCGCTACAAATCGCCGTGTCAAAAGAATTACGGGTGCTCTACGTGTGCCATTGGCACAATATCCCGGAGGGATCAGTAAAAGAGCCGCATGATGTGATCAGCGGGTCTATAGCTCAACTGTTATATATAGCGCTAACCGGATGTGCATTTGAGCAGTCCCCTAACGAGGCCGACTTTAATCGGGCCCAGAAGGTGAGAGAAGAGATTGCCAGAATGACAAATTATACCTGGGGAGCGGAGCGAAAATCGGTGATATTGGCTCACCAGGTTATAAAAAACTGGGGATTACATATTACGCCGTGGATGTTTGTGACCAATATCGACGGTGAGGGCAAGCCCTGCATGGATGCGCCGGAGTATTATCAGGAGATCGATGCCAGGGTGGCGGCGTAAAATTAAGGAAAGGAAGGAAGACGATTATGGATCAATTAGTTTTGTTTGATTATGAAACGCTGGACACAGAGACGCGGATTGTAGTGCGGCAGCGGGCGGTTGAGATTAAGGACCTGATGAGCTCGACCGCTGAAAATATTATGCGGGTGGGCGAGAAGCTGCTGGAGGTTCAGGTCAAGCTGGGCAACGGCAAATTCGACGCCTGGCTACAGGCCGAGTTCGATTGGAGCCGGCGGACAGCCTACAATTTTATCGGCGTGTTCAAGGAGTTTCGGGGCCGTGCAAATTTTGCACAAATTGATATTGCGACGAGTGCGCTGTATTTATTATCGGCGCCATCTACGCCGGAAAGCGCAAAACAGGAAATTATCATGCGGGCCGAGGCCGGGGAGCCGATTAGCCACACTACGGCGAAGGCGGTAGTTGAGGCCCACCGGACTGCGGAGGCAGAAATTACGCCAAAGCAACAGGGTCTCCCGACCGCGCCCGCTGATGAGGCTGAAAGCGAATGGCTGGATGAGACTGAAGAAAAGCCGGCGCCACCGTCGCCGGTGACACGATCGTCCACGCCTGTGTATGACGGGCTGCGGGGGTTGGAAGAGCCGGCAACTCAAGAGATGGAAAGCGCAGCCCCAGCTCCGCCACCTCCACCTCCGCCCGCGCCGAAGCCCCAGGCCATACCGGATTATCATTTGCACGTGACGCTCAAATCAACGGGGTTGTGTTTGGTGACGTTGACCCAGGTGGGAAAGGCAGACCCACTAGCCAATTTGGCGGTTCACGCCGAGTCGTTGATGGCGGAGGTTGGAAAAACGTTACTAACGCACGTTGGAATTTTTGGGGAGGTAGCATGAGCACGGTTTACGAACACAACGGCAAGCAGATATTTACGGACGAGGCGGACGCCTATGAGATCGAGGATATCCGGGTGCACTATGCTCAATTTGATAAATCGTTGGTGACAGCGACCTATACGGTTATTCCGCCGGAAAAGGAAGGCGAGCCACGGAAGGTGATATTCGCTAAAAAAACGGGCACGAAGGGGTTAAATCCGGTGGTGGCGGTGATCCTGGAGACGCCGCCGGCGCAGATCGAGGCGCTGGTTATCCTGAATGAGTTTCTGGGGGGGCCAGAACTGCCCGACCCGGAAAAATTACTGAGGGAGTGCGGGCGCATTGAGACGGCGCTGGAGGAGTTGGAGCGGGTCAGTGATGCAAGCGGGAAGGTGATCAAACTATGTTTGGAATCAAAAGCGATAGCGGCGACAGCGCCACCGGCCGGATTTTAGACCCACGGGCGGCGCTGATCCGGCTGCGTCCGGTAAAGTTGGGCGATATCCGCACGGCCATATGGTCAAATGCGTATCGGGTGGGCGTGCTAAAACTGGTGCGAAAGTTTTTCCCGCCGATGCTGTGGGATGTGTTGCCGGTGGGTGAGTGGACGGACATTCTGCGATATTTTCTCTATGCGGTAGAGAACGAGCGCGGGATCAAAATGGACTGGGTGGCGATGGACGATTTGTACAGTTGGGCGGAGGAAGATAGCCCGGAAGATGATGACGATGAAGAGGCGTGGGAGCCGATGGGTCTGGAGATGTTGGCGCTGGCCATTAAGGTGATCCCGGTGGAGTGTTTTGGATTTGACGATGGGGGCCTTGTCGGACTACAGATGAATGAATACCCGGCGTTGCTGCTGCTAAATTCACTGCTCGATTCGGACGGGTATGACCTGCCCAATGACTATCTGTTTTTGCGGGGAATGGGCGAATGGGGTAAGGGCCGAAAACAAGCAGCCCGGCAGCGGTTGGAGGGGCTGGATACCGCCGGACTGGCCGAGCCACTGTGCTGGCTGCCGGAGATGGGCCGTTACGTCTGCTCCGAGACCGGGAATGATTTTCTTGATTACTCTTCCGGGTTTGAGAAGTGGGAGATGGCGACCTATTCGCGGGGCAAATCGTGGAATGACCTGGATGAGGTTTGCCGGCTCTGGAATGAGGCCAAGAGGACACACGAGCGGGCGATGTTATTCAACGATTGGGCCTGTGATGGGCAAAACAGGCTTGAACAAATTACGACTCTGGTGAGCGGGAGACAATTATGACGATGAAAAATTTATTGCCGGTTTTTCCGCAGTTACAGTGGAACGACCGGGATTATACCAACCTGAAGGCGCGGCTGCTTCTGTTTGAAGATTTTTTGGTAATGGAGAAGGTTGAGGATGGGCAGCCCCGCGAAATGTATCTGGTGGACCCGCTGGATATTGCGGCCCGGATGGGCGGGGCTATAGGCATCAGCAGCGGGATACTGCCGGCCAACTGTTTGATGTGGAGCTGGGTAGATGGGCAGGCCCGGATAGCTGTTTATGTGGAGCCAAAGATTTGGGCGGTTAGCGTGGAGGGAAACAAAGGTACCTGGCACATCCCCATGCCCGGCTTGGTGGTGGTGGGGCAAGATCGCACGTACCATTTTTATGCGGTCAAGGAGTCGGGCTGGCCAGGGCCGGAGACGGCGCTCTATGCGGCGCCGTGCCCAAATTTGGGATCAAAAGGGGTTTGCGTGGGGGACGCGCCGTTTCCGGTGGCTTCGGCGGAAACGATGGGGCAGGCAGTCAAGGTGTTTTTTGAGAGTGGATTCAACAACCACCTCGATAACAATAAGAGTTTAAAATATCCCAAAAGCGTTTTGACGCAGTGGCAAAAACTGCATCACAATAAAACTGCCATCTACCCGGTTGATGACCTGGTGGAGATTGAGGTACCTATCGATTCCGCGTATACCTGGAAAAAGAGGCCAATGACGGTGGCGGATATAGCGCAATTGAAGGTCCAGGATAAACAATGAGAGCACCACTGCCTAACCCAGTAGCTTATCATATTTTCACCGGGCAGGAAATACCGGCGCCCGACTTGTACAGCTATGTTTTGGCCGGGCAGGGGGTGATCAAGCTGGCTGAGTCGGACCAGTTCAGGGCGGCGATGGTTGTGGCTCCGGGTAGAATTGTTGGATTGCCGGATTATCCGGTAGGTGTGGAGCTGCGAGCGCCACGTATTCCGGCGACCTGGTTGCACACCGTGTTGGAGCATGCTCGGCGGTGTGGGTTGTCGGGGTCAGGTGGGAGAGGGGAGATATTACGGGTCATTGAGCAGATGTATCATTTTCACTGGTGGGCTGAATCATCCGGGCCTGGGTTTGCGCCATGTGGACGCTGGCGGGTAAGCATACCCAAACAGGAGGCGACGGCGGGGCACGTAGCGTATCGGGGCGGCAATGAGGCGAGTATTGTGCTCGATCTGCACAGTCACCATGAGATGAGAGCCTTTTTTTCTGAGACGGATGATGCTGATGAGCAAGGCTGTAGATTCTATGGGGTGATTGGGAAGATTTACAGCCGGCCGGAAATACGGTTGCGGCTGGGGGTTTATGGGGATTGGGTGGAAGTGTCGCCGTTGATGTTATTTGACGGGTTGGGGCCATTTATTGACCCGTGGGAGGATCCACATGAAACCGATTAAAACGTACCGGCTGGAAATTGGGGCGCCGGAGAAGGCGTTGATTATGCTGGTGGGGTGTGGGGGCACGGGAAGCTATGCGGCGCTGCACCTGGCCCAACTGGCCCACACGGCCAGGCAGGAGATGGAGATCAAGCTGATTTTTATTGATCCCGACCGGGTAGAGACGAAAAACGTGGCCCGGCAAAACTTTGCGCCATGCGAGGTGGGGGAGTTCAAGGCGGTGACGCTGGCCCGGCGCTATTCGGCGGCGTTTGGGCTGCCTATCGTATCTATTCCAGAAAAGTTTAGCTCCGGGATTTTAACCAAGTACATGCTGAGACCTGATTTTATAAATCTGGTGGTGGGCTGCGTGGACAGTACGGCGGCTCGGCGCGACATTCACCGGGCCATGGTCCGAGAAATGGGCGAGATGAGAGAGTTTGAGGGGCGGGGGCTGTTTTGGCTGGACGCCGGCAATTATCACGCCCATGGGCAGGTTTGTTTGGGCAACAGTCTGGCGGCGAAACCGCAGCTATCGCCGTTGGGGTTTGCGTTTGCGCTGCCGCTGCCCAGCGTGCAGCGGCCGGAGTTGATTGCCCCGGAGGAGATTGAGACGGCCCAGGGCGAGGCGCTGAGCTGCGCTGAGCTGGTGGCCCTGGAGGTGCAATCGCGCACCATCAACAAAATGATGGCGGCCTGGATCGATGTGTATTGCGAGCGGCTGCTGATCTCGCGTGATTTACGGATGATGGCGACGGAGTTGGATCAGCGCAGCGGGACCGCGCATAGTTTGCCGATAGCGAATGGTGAGGTAGTTGAGCTGACGCGGGCGAAGCCAGCAGATAACGACGAGGCAGTGACCGACCCATGCCCCGACTGCGGCGGCGAATTGATCGAGGGCTACGATGTGATCGACGAAGCCGAGGGGGAGGTGGAAGTGATGTTCTGTAATTGCGGGTTTAAGATTCGACGTGTTGATTATTACGAGACTCAGGACGCGGAAGCCATGGTCACGTTGATGGGGTAGGCGGAACAACGTTGCTTGTGTGACCTATATTAGGGAGACTTTTGGTTAATTGATTGATGAATACTACACCTTTGGCTGATATAACAGTTAGTTTGGGGAATACGGAAGATTTGTTGTTTGCGCAGAAGATGGTGACCAAGTGGCATTATTTGGCCCGAATGGTGGATTGGCGGGCGCGTCCGATGGCATATATTGTGTCGCTGGGGGATAAGCCGGCATTTAGAGTGGGGGTGATTATGGTGGGGATTCCTCATGCTACCAAGAACAAAAAGTGGTGGGGGTATCCTGGTTTGATTACGCAGTGGCAGGTGGTGGATTTGTGCCGGATTTGGATGGACCCGAGAATCCAGGCGGGTGGGGAGTGGTGCAATGAGACATTAATACCTGGGTTTGTGGATCGCCGGGGGGTGTGGCGACCCAGGACGGCAAGCTGGGCGATAGAGAGGGTATTGGATCAGGTACAGAGGGACCGGGTAAGCTTGTGGCCGCCGGTGTATCCTGATCAGCCGTATCATATTAGGTTGGCGATTAGCTATCACGATCCAAAATTTCACAAGGGGACGATTTATCGAAAGATGGGGTGGACGCCAATGTACAGGGATGACCAGGGCGATGCCGTGTTAGGATCGAGCGGTAAGTTTGGCTGGTGCTGGCCGTTGGCCGAGCCACAGTGGGGTTGGGAAGAAATTAAAATACGGCAACCGCGGACGATGCGGCTAGCCCTGGACGCTTGATGGATCAAAAGCGAGCTGTAAAGGTTGCGATCCGGCTGGCCGAGGAGAGAATGAAGAAGTTGGCGTTTGAGGTGAACGCGGCGCGGTTGGGATTGCCGGCCAAAGGCGCGGTGAAAGAATACGAGCAATTAAAGGCGGCAGTGCAGGTGTTTAAGAAAATGCTGGGAGACAAGTAATGCTAGAAAAAATAGCGGCGGAGATGCGGGCCTATGCGGCGGAGCATCAGAGGTTTGGAACGGAGCCTATAACAGCGTACCAGCGGGTTTTACGACATGGGTTGATGTTGACTATGTGGTTGGATGCGCATGGTTTTTGGCGGTTGTCGTTGGCCAGGGATGGGAAGGGGCCAAGTGCAACGGAAGCAAGGGTTTGCCGGCGTGATTTTGAGGTACCGGAGCATGCGATGGAGGTGTGGGCCAAAGTGGGCGAATATCACGTATGTCGGTTGACTTGGAAAGAATTGCGGCAGGCCGAGCTATTTGAGGCAGGGCCGGCCCCAGAGGGCGAAATTTTACCTGGAGACAATGGATGATTATTCAATTGAGCGATGAGGCCACGATCAACCTGACGACCGCGCCCTACAGCACCGAGGGATTGACGGTGACCATCCTGGGTAATAAGGGGATGGGTAAGAGTAATATCCTGGCGGTGTTTGCGGAAGAGGCGCACCGGAATCAGATTCCGTTTATCTATTATGACCCGAATGGCGACGCGGCCAGCCTGCGAGAGCTGGGTGATGATGTGGTGGTGATCGGGCAGCAGGATCACGAGGAGCGGCTGCGGCGGGCGGATTATCCGCTGGGGGTGGCGCTGCGTGATCCCGGCTCGTTTATCGAGATGGCCCTGAATGAGGGCTTTAGTTTGGTAGTGGATCTAAGTGATCCTGATGATGAGCTGCGGCTGGCGACGTTTACGGCCATGGTGCAGTGCCACTACAAGATGGCGGCCAAGATTCGCCGGCCATGTTTTATGCTGGTGGACGAGGCGCATTGTTTTGCCCCGCAGATCGGGGCGGATGAGGCGGAGCGGGCCAGCCGGCGGGCGCTGGGCCGGGTGAGTACGGATGGGCGGAAGCGGGGGATGGCCCTGGTGACCGCAACCCAGCGGAGCACGTATTTGGATAAGCGGATCATTTTCAGCGCTAACGTGCGTATCTTCGGGAAGGTGACTTATTTCCCGGACTTCAGGGCATTTAAGGAATACATTCCGGTCAGTTTTGAGCAAATGAGATCTCTCCGCAGTGGAGAGGTTTATATTGTGAGCGAGCGGGCTTGGGGTATTACGAGGATCAGACGGCGGGGAACAACGGATTTGGGAGCTACGCCGGCGTTTAAGCCGGGCAAGAAGTTGGTCCGGCCATCCCTAAAACAAATTCAATTACCACTACTTGAAGCATAACTGGAGCACCTGATGCCGCGACAACGGAAAGGCAGTACAATTTCTCTGCCCCCACGAGAGATCAGGATGCCGATACAGGCGGTTTTTAATCCAAAATTAACCAATGCAGCCTTCCGGCTGTTGGCCGCGATTGCGGCTTTGAGTTGGGAAGCAGGTGGGTGTGATTTAAATAATTCGCAGTTGGCCCAGGCGTTGGGCGTTAGTAGACAATTTGTGAGCAGCCTCCTCCGAGATTTAAGTGCTATGGACTTGGTTAGCGACTTGACCCTCGACGGTAAAAGGTGGTTGAAACCCACCTTAACCGACGACTCGTTGCCCTGGCGAGGCGACCTCTTTGGCCTCGGACTTTTTGAGGCGGTGGACAGGACTGAGCAACAGGCCCCGCTGAATGGCGGGCGAGCTTCCCGCTCCTCCCGTACCCCTCACGCAGTATTGTCAACTACAGATAACACCTTTTTGTCAACTACAGATAACATAAACCACCCTCTTGTAGTAGAAGAAGAATCTTTAAATAATAAGATTCTAACTTCTACTTCCAGAAAGCCGGGAATGTCAACTACAGATAACATAAAACAAGATATGTTACCACCAGTTGACATTAGTCCAATTGATGCGCCGTTTGGCCGGATATCGGCCCGTTGGTGTAAGTATTTTGACGACATCAGCGCGGTTGAGGCGGACTTACTGGGCGATTTTTTGGACGACAAGGAGCTAGTGCGGTTGGCCAACGAGGCCACGGAGACGGCTGAGGTATGGATTTTGGCGGCGATTGAGGAGACGGCTATTGCCAAGGCCAAGCAGCCGATCAAGTATTTGCGAAAAGTGCTGAATAATTGGATTCAGCGCGGCTATAGAATTCCACCACAGAAAGGACAGCAGGATGCTACACCAAACGGAACCCACGAACGACCAGGAAACGTTGAATCCAACGTTGAATCCATTCTCGACCAATTGGAGCGTGGTGACATCGAGCCAGGCGAGGCCCGGCGACAGCTCGCCGCTTACGGTCACATTCTCTGATAATTGCCCGATGTGCGGCTTTGGAGCGGGCCAGCCGGGTTTTGTACGGGCGGATGTGCCCGTGAGTGATCCGGCCTGGGGCAGGGTGATCCCCTGCCCGGTCTGCCACGCTAAAAATATGGCGGCGTGGAAACAGTTTTGCTCGCCGCTGGAGGGCGAGTTGGCAGAAAAAACGTTTGATAATTTTTATGAGAAAGACAACCGGCCCGCTCTGGAGGCGGCCCAGGCGTTTGCCAGGGAGCCGCAGGGAATTTTGGTACTTTGTGGCCCCAATGGGCGGGGTAAAAGCCATCTGCTGGCGGCCATCCACAACCACCTGCGCGAATACGCCATGCCGGCCAAGTATTTCTCGTTCCCGGATTGGACCAGCCAACTAAGGTCCAAGATCGGGGAGGAGGTGGAAACGCCGGAGTCGTTTTACCAGTATGTGAGCCAATTCCCGATTGTGTTGATTGATGACATAGAGCACGCCGATATGCGGCAGTGGACCCGGGAGCAGGTATTCCGGCTGTTCAACCGGCGGTACAACTGCCATCGGGAGGTGGGGACGGTGCTGGCGATGGAGACCAGCCCGAGACGCGACGGGGAAATGAAGTGGCTGTTAAGCCGGCTGAATGATGAGCGGGTGGTGATAGTCGAAATGCAGGGGCCGGATAACCGGCAGCAGATCGGCTTGATTAAACGGCTGCTGCGGGCTAAAGACTCGCTGATGGGAAAGTAGAGGTACGGCATGCTTGAAACGTGGTTTTGGGTGAGCCTGGTGGCGATAGCCGCATTAGGTTTTATAATGCTGAATTGCCGGCTTGCCAGGCTCAATCAAAAGATTCGACTACTCAGAGATCAGGTCAAGTTGCTTTGTTTAGACCTCAATCGAAAAGATCAGTATATCGCCGAGCTTCAGCGGCGCTGCGAGCGGCTGAAGAGGAATGAACAAGGAACAATGAACAAGGATCAAGGATCAAGGATCAAGGAACAATGAGTAAAGGAATTAGCAGGCAGATTTCCTTATTTGAGGATCAGCGCTTGGATTTGGAGAGCTCGATTGAGTTGAGCCTGGCAAGCCTGAGCGCGTATGGGGAGAGATACCGGCATTGGGCCATTGCTTACAGTGGCGGCAAAGACAGCAGCGCCACCGTTGCATTTGTGGCGTGGGCTATCAAATCGGGCAAGGTAGCTGCGCCGGAATCGCTTTCGATTCTGTATGCTGATACTCGCCAGGAGTTACCACCGCTCCAGCAAACGGCGGTAAAGTTATTGAATGTTTTGAGGAATGATGGATATAACGCTGAGGTGGTTTTGCCTCCACTGGATAAGCGGTTTTATGTGTATATGTTGGGCCGGGGGGTGCCACCGCCCAAAAACCGTTTCCGGTGGTGCACCGTCGCCCTTAAGGTCGATCCGATGATGGCAGCGTTGTCAAACCTCAGAGAGCAGGCGGGCGAAAAGTTACTCATGCTAACCGGCGTCCGCATTGGCGAAAGCGCCGCACGAGATCAGCGGATAGCAGTCAGTTGCTCAAAGGATTCGGGTGAGTGTGGGCAAGGCTGGTTTCAGGTGAGTACGCCGAAGAGCGTAGCGGATACGCTGGCCCCGCTGCTGCATTGGCGATTGTGCCATATTTACGATTGGCTTTATTTTGAACAGTCCAGGCACGGCTATAACGTGGACAAAATCGCGGTGGTTTACGGGGAGGACGATGCCCGCACCGGCTGCATTGGGTGCAATCTGGTCAACAAAGACACGGCCTTGATTCGGTTGGTAAAAACGCCGGAGTGGGCGCACCTTAGCCCATTACTGGAATTGAAGCCGCTTTTCCGGGAATTGATCAAGGCAAAATGGCGTATTCGTAAGAGTGAGCCGGAAGTGAGGAAGGATGGTAAGTACAGCCAGAATGTCCAGCGTTTGGGGCCGCTAACGATGGAAGCACGCGCTTATGGGTTGGAGCGGGTTTTGGATATTCAGGGCCGGGCCTCGGTGGATTTAATCAATACCGAGGAGGAGGCGCGAATCAGGGAGCTTTGGGCTACAAACACGTGGCCACACGGTTGGCAAGGGGACGAAATAGCAGGGAATATAGCTATTGATTCGTTGCGGCTAACGTCTAGGGGCGAAATCGCGGTGCAGACACTTTTAGTGAGGTAGGTGGCAATGAGGAATGATATAAACACATACGAGCTGAGTCTGATGACGATAGATTCAGCTTACCGAAATATTTGTCTTAGCTGCCCGCTGGTGGAATGTGTGCATGTTGATACAAAGCAAAAGAGATCTCTTTGCCCCATCCCGGAAAAACTTACACGTCCTGATGAAACGACCGGAGCGTATTTGTCCCGGGCCGAATTGGCGGAAATGTTTTGTCTCTCCTATACACAGGTGGGGCACAGGTTGAGACCTCATTATCACCGCATCCCCGGCATATTTCGCCCCTACCGGCGCGAACTGTTATTTCCGCGCAGTCAGCTTCACATGATTAGAATGATTATTGAAGAAGCGGATTTTTAGAGAATATAGGTCATACAAGCAGGGTTGTTACACCTAAAGGAGACTAATGGGCAAGGAATTAAAAATGCAACCGTCGTTGTTTCACATATGTACAAAATCCGACATTGTTTATACCCCCCTGGAATTAGCAATAGACATGGTGAATTTTTTCCAGCCTACTGGTTTTTGTCTTGACCCTTGTGCCGGCAGCGGTGTTTTTTATGATCTACTGCCTGCCGGATCGGATTGGTGCGAAATAGAGTTAGGGCGTGATTTTTATAGTTGGTTTAGGCCGGCTGATTGGATCGTGGGAAATCCTCCTTATTCCCACTATTCCGCCTGGCTGCGGCATAGTATGCAAATTGCTCGTAATATCCTTTATGTGATGCCGATCTATAAAATATTTGCTTCAGGTAAGTTTCAAGACGATTTGTTTAATTGGGGAGGGATTGTTCATATTCGCAGGTATGGTACGGGGACTGATTGGGGGTTTCCGTTTGGATACGCTCTTGCTGCCGCGCATTTTCAAGCTGGCTATAAGGGGCAAACTTCATGGTCGAAGTGGGTTCACAATGGCCTTAACATACAAGCAAATCAAATAGATACGTAATATTTATTAATAGGAAAAGGAAAAATTTACCATGATGAACTATCAGCCTATCAATGTTTTACCGATGGACATTCAGCAAGATTGGATGGCCACCCTCCAACGGCAGGTGAGCCAACAGGCTAAAGGTCATTTTTACCTGACCGGCGTTCGCCGCACTAAAGCCAAAACCTTTGAGGATCAGCGAGTTATCGTTATGGTTGTAGACGAAAATGGCTTTCCTATGCCCAATGTACGGGCGGCCTTCTCTTACAGTACCGCCGACCAATATGTTCTTAGCCCTGATTTTTTATGGAGCCCGCCCCCACCCAGCCGAGCCTTTACCGTACCTACCGCCGGCAGTGGTCAAATTGACCAAATTCAAGGCGGTGGGGTTAAGCAGGGCCAACCGGGTGGGATTACCGTCTATCTGCTTGAGCCGGAATATTCCAGCGATGTGGTCACCGGCGCCGGCATGCTCGCCGACCATACCGGGCTGCATCTTACTTTTCAGCTTCGCCGTAACGGGGTGGTTCCCCTGATGGATCGCCTGGCTAATATAGAAGCCCGGATCGTTGAACTGGAAGCCAGAGAGGGAAGGAGATGGCCTTAACATATAAAAAAAGCGGTGAATTGTTTTAGAACAAAATTTCTGGTATACTGGACATAATGCGGATGAATCTAGTCTCAAATAGCTCTTAAAAAACTTAACGGTGAAATGGATAACCTGAATGAGATACTGGCCGCGATTGATCGTCACACATCACAAACTGCCGACGTGGCCAGGGCAACACTGGAGGCGGCGGCGGCCCAAGCTGCCACGCTCGAAGAGCAAAAAAAGCAATCCAGGTTGATTGAAGCCAGGGCGGCGATTGAGCGCGGACAGTTTTTAAAGATCGGAGAAATAGCAACTTTGTTAGCAGCGCAGCAGGAACTCATTCAATCTATTCATGTCCGGCTGAGGATTTTGGAACAAACCAGCCGGATCACGATGGAATTTATAAAATCTACCCTGGAAGCCCAGACCAAAATTGCGCCCAAGAAAGCGCAGCGAATCGGCGAACAGATCACCAGGCGCAGCCAGGAAAGCCTTCGCAACGAACTAAAAATACACTATAGCAATCTAAATACGGACAAGGAGCAGGCCGCCAAATACGGCGGGGCGATTCCGCTTGAAAAGTTAAATGAGATCAAATATCTTGAGGAAACTATTGCTGAGATAGAACAGGAGTTGGACCAGAATGAAATGGATTAAAAACTTTACCGTTATTGGGCCGGTAACGATGATATTATTTAGTCTGGGTTACACTGTTGTGTTGCAGTATATGGGCTTTCAGCCCAGCGCTGCCATTTTTATAGTGTTGATTGTGCTGGCCGGGTATTTTAGCAATGTAGTGGGGGCCGTTGTAACGGGCACGTGGGTGCTCGTATTTATTTCATTTCTGGATAATTGGGCAATCAACCCCACCTCTATCCAGAGGGTAATTGGCATAGCTGGCCTGATTGGGGTGATTTATCTGATCTATCATCAACCCATTTTGAATGGGGCGGCGCATAAAATGATGACCGCGATCCGGCTGATAGACCAGTTGAGGGATGTTCTGGAAAAAGAGACAATGTTGGACAGGAATAAGGTGGAAACGGCTTTGGAATTGACCGGGCGGATCCGGCACGACCTGGGGAATCTGGGCACCGTATGGTGGGGCTGGATGCAATTAAAGTCCGAGATTGATAAGGCTTCTGATAGGCTGCACCATCACGAAGAAAACCGCCAAAAATAGTGGGTAACACCTGACGGTTCATATAACAAGAGTTACACGAACCAAGAAAAATGCCAAAACAGACAGAACAAATGTATTTCGTTAGCCGGGGCACCTTATTCCGGCCCGATGGCTCGCCGATCTGCGAGGTGAGCGGCAAGACGGGGTTCCGGGATTGGCTGCGCCACCCGGATCACCGCAGTTTCAGATATGAGAATCTAGCTGGGGGCAACTGCACGGTGCTCAAAGAAAGACGGGCCGGACGGTCCGGGGAAAGTTTTGATTATTGGTATGCTCACCGCCATGTGTTTGGGAAATTACGCCGGGTCTACCTGGGTAAATCGGAGATTATTACCATTCAAGTTCTTGAACGGGCCGCAGCGCAGTTGGGTCAGCTGGAAATGGATGGGTTGGAGGCGACAAAAAACAGCGCTACGTTGTGAGACAACGGGGCACTGTTTGCCAAAAAAATACCGCAACCCCGGAGGGCTACGGCTAAAATTTAGAGCTAGGTTTGGTTGAAATTCGTGGGGAAAATTATGCGCGTCAACATAGCTCGAATGTATCACAATTTTGGACAAGAGTCAATGTCCGTAGGGGAATCGTAGACTATGGACAAAGAGCCTCCTGAAATTTATTGTATATTTTGCCGCGTCCGGCTGAACTGGTTCTACGGCTGGTTTTGCCCCCGGCAGTTTCCTTGTCTTAGCAAAAAGGATGGTGGATGATGGCGTTGTTTGATACGCTGACGGTTAAGCAGGCGTTAGGCCAGATCAGGGATCGAGAAGCGGGGTGGATGCAGGCCAACATCCGATTCTACAATGGAGACCATTGGCAGAATGGGGAGGGATGGTCGGGGCCGAGGCTGGACGTAAAGCACCCGCTCTATAACAATACGCTAATGGAGATTATGCGCACGTTTGTCTCCAAGAACGTCGTAAAAGAGGTAGTTGATCGGCACGTGGCGGGGGTGGCCGGGAAAGAGCCTGGCTGGGGGGTGACGGTGCGGCGGATGCTGGCTGAGGGCGAGGAGCCGGGGGCGGACGAACGGGCGCTTATTGCTGAGGCAGAGGAATTACTGGTGAGCTGGTGGGACGGTCAATTTGGCTTGGTTGGGAAGGGCGATGAGTTGGCCGGAGCGCACAAGATAGTACAGAGCGTTGTTTCGACAGCGCTGTTGGGCAAGCGGGGAGTGCTGCGGCTGTTTGTGCCACCGGGAGAGCTGAACGAGGCGGGGCAGGTGCCGCCAGGCAGCCTGGCGGAATCGGTGAAGCGGATTTTTGTGCATCACCCGGAGCCGGACCAGTCGGGCGTGGGGGTTGAGCGGTCCAGATTGGCTCAGTTGGGGGTTTACAGTTACCTTGGCGGAGTAGATGGCAAGGAGGAATTGGCCGAGCTGACGTATTTGGATGGGCAGTCCACGATGCTGCGGGTGATTAAAGAGGGTGGCGAGGTGGTAAACGAGGCCCGGCTGGCGCTGCGGGGCCGGCTGACAATGTTTGAACTGCACCGGACGTTATTGGTGACCGACCAGGTGCTGCAACAGCAAAAAATGTTAAACCTGGCCAAGACCATGATGCAGCGAAACGTAATTCAGGGGGGATTCCTGGAGCGGACGTTCTTCAACACCCAGATGCCAGGAAAAAACGTGGCCGATACGGACCGGCCCGGAACAACCCGATTTGTACCGGAGCCATTCCACACCGGCCCCGGGGTGACCAACTTCCTGGCCGGCGTAACCTATACCGACGCGGACGGCAACCAGCAGGTGGCCTCGCCCAGCGTGGTCTACCGCGATCCGGTGGCGGTAGGGACGTTTGAGGATACGGAACGGTCCGCTTACCGGGGGATATTGGAGGAGGTTCACCAACTCCATGCGCTTATCTCCGGCGATGCGGCGGCGAGCGGGGAAAGCCGGGTGCAGGCCCGGAGCGATTTTGAGCAATCGCTCCTACTGACGAAGCCAGAGGTGGAAGCAGCGCTGCGGTGGCTGCTGGAGACGGTGCTGGCGATGGCGGCGCAATTTAGCCAGCAGCCGGGCCGGTATGATGGGCTGCGAGTGAACGCTGAGGCGCGAATCGACACCGGGCCGGTTACGGCGGATGAGCAGCGGATTGTCGGAGAGTTGGTTGACAAGAAATTGTTGAGCAAAACTACCGGGCGGCAGCGGGTAAAGGTTGAAGATACAGACGCCGAGGCCGCGCTGGTGGCCCAGGAGAGTGAGCAGGAGCAGCAGTTGCTCGGAACGGCGTTATTGAACGCCCAACGGCGGCTGGATGGGGGCAATCAGGGAGTAGGAATAGGTGGGGAGATTCCGGGGGGGGTAGCCTTGGAGTCGGCGCCTGATAATTTGCAATCAACCAAGGGGCTGAACGGTGCCCAGATCACGGCGGCGGTGGGACTCATAGAGCAACTTGCGGCGGGTAGAATTGAAAAAGCAGCGGCAATTGAGCTGATTGTGTCTATGGGGGTTGAGCGGCAAAGGGCGGAGTTGATAATCAATGGGGGATAATAGGCGGAACAATTCCCTTTGTGTAACCTAATTTTGGCGGCGGTGGGGGGAGTACCCACAGGGCAGAGAGTCCGGCTTCAATGCCCGGACGGGTAGACGTACCCATTCCTGGCCCGGAGCAGCCGGTTTGAGTCCGGCCCGCCAATAGGAAATAAATTAAGATGACAACCTTAAACGAAATAATGACAATCTTTGTTGTAGCTTATTGTCTAGCAGGCTTTATTGTGTTCATATCCGCGCTTATTGTGACCAGGGACGAATTACGCAAAGAAGGTTTATCAGCGGTATGTTATCTTTTTATTTCGTGTGTGGTAGGCTGGTGGGGAATAGTCGCGGCCTGGATTAAGGAACGCGGAAGATGACCTATCAAATCTTCATGACCCCGGACTGTCTGGATGGGTTTCCCTTGCTTACGGAGACCCGATGACTACAATCACAACCCTATTTATCGCATTGTCAATATTAGGCGTGATAGTCCTCTTGGTTTTGGTTGGGTCTTTTTATCTGGCCCATCTGGATTATCTGAGGTATTTTGGTGGGGATGAATGACAACCCTGGCTACATTTCATTTGCCCGTCGGGGCATATTTGGGCAACGAGGCCGTGTCGTTAGAGCTGCATTTGACTGTAGCCGGCGCTGATGGGTTTATGGAGTGCTGCACCCGGCAGGGGCTGCCAGGGCTGTTACGGTTGATGGGGGCCAAACAGGGGGCCGAGGTGGGGGTGCAGCGTGGCGAGTTTAGCAGCTATCTGTTACAGCATTGGGAGGGGGAATTGTTTTTGGTGGACTTGTGGAAACATCAGCCGGATGGGTATGATGATGTGGCGAATGTGAGCGATGGCGAACACAGCTCCAACCTATCGGCCACGTATCAGGCGATGAAAGCGTTTGGGGGACGGGGGCAAATTGTGATTGAGTCGTCGCTAAAAATGGCGAACCTTCTGGGGCCGGCGAGCCTGGACTTTGTTTATCTGGATGGCAATCACAGTTATGAGGCCGTGTTGGCCGATCTGGCAGCCTGGTCGGAGGTGGTGAGGCCGGGGGGGATGGTGGCCGGCCACGATTTTGTTGATTACGATGGGCCGTTGGGTAAATTCGGGGTACGGTCGGCGGTGATAGAGTTTACGCAGCGGACGGGCCGGCAGTTGTACGTGAGCAAAGAGGCGTGGCCTAGCTTGTGGTATTTTATCAGGGAGTAAGAAGTAGGGAGTAAGGAGTAGGGAGTAGTTGGCCGAACCGTTGATAGTGCAATTGACCAGTGAATTCAGACAGGCGCTGCTAGAGCAGGAGCAAGGCGCGGTGGATGTAATGGTCAAGCGCTGGCTGGCGATTGAGGACGCGCTTGAGGCGGATATTTTGGCCTTGGTGGAGCAGGTTAGCCAGGCGGGGCAGAGCGTGACCGAATCGCAGTTGTTCAGGCTGCGGCGAATGCAGGAGCTGCTGGCGCAAACACAAGAGCAGATCAGCCGGTTTACTCGAAGCGCCGGCAATCAACTGGAAACATTGCAGGCCGAGGCCGCCCGGCAGGGCCTGAATAATGCAATGGATTTGATGGAGCAAGCCGCCGGTGGTGAAGATGTCCGGCTGCTGCTGCGGCTGGACCGGCTGAACGTGGAAGCGGCGGAGAATATTGCCGCCCTGGCCAGGGGGGGCCGGCCTTTGGCTAGCTTATTGGAACGGACGTACCCGACTGCTTCAGCCGGGATGATTGAGCAATTGATCCGGGGCGTGGCGTTGGGGATAAACCCCAGGGAAACCACGCGGCGGATTCTGCGGGATGGCTTGGCCCAGGGGCTGAATCACGTATTGCTCGTGACACGAGACCAGCAGATTCGGGCGTATCGAGAGGCCAGCCGGCAGCAGTATCAAAACAGCCGGATGGTGGTGAGGTATCGCCGGCTGGCGGCTAAACAGCCGGGGCGCACCTGCCTGGCTTGTTTGGCCCTGGATGGGACGGTGTACGAGAAAAATGAGCTGATGCCGCTCCATCCTCAAGATAGATGCGTAATGATTCCGATTATCCGGGGCGTGGATGAGATTCCGCTGACAACGGGTGAGGTGTATTTTAAGACGCTCGATGCGGCTACACAAAAGGATTGGCTGGGGCCGGAGCGGTATGAGTTGTGGAAAGATGGACAGCTTGATTTCCAAAAATTGGCCACAATTAAAGAGAATGACACTTGGGGTCCGTCTGCGGAAGTAACCAGTCTTAAAAATTTGAGATTAGGGAAAGGTGGGGCTACATCCCGAAAGCTCCAATACACGCGGGACTATTGGCGGATAAAAGATGATGTGGCCCGGATTGAAAAAGAAGGGGAGTTTTTTGACGGTGAACTACAAGAGGCTCAGGCGGAATTGTTTGCAGAAGAACAGGTTAGCAATTGGGCAAGACGATATAGTTATGAGCCTGGACTAATGGTCGAATCCGATTGGAAACGATTAGCCGACAAACTGCAAAAAGACGCATTTAGTGATTTACGGTTAGCCAGAGAAGCGGATAGAATCAGCGCGGGCAACCAGGCGGCCGGCCGGAAGTTTGTAGGTCCCGGGTCCGGCATTTACATGCAACTCGGCGGACAGACAATAGAGCAGCAATGGGTGGGTGGAAGCCGATCCCAGGCAGCAAGAATTACCGCCGACATTAACCAAACAACTAAAGAAGCAGCCGGACGGTTTATGGCTGAAAAGTTGGCCGAGTTTGGATATAACCCTACAGTTGCTAAAACTCTGAACTATGAACAACAAAGACGACTGCTGGCCGAAATTGGGCATGGTCAACTTCAAAGTTCTAATATTGGGGGAGTGACAAAAGCCGAAAGACAGGCGATCTTAGATAAGACATCTAAACAACAGCGCAGAGACGCTCAAAGTATAGTAATTAACCCCAGGGCGGGCCAGGGATTAGATAAGTGGTTTGGTTACGAGATAGCAATGGTTAAGGCCGGGAAAGCAGACAGCATAGCCGGGCTGCCCGATTTTAGAGAGGACAAATTACCCGATTATGTACTTTTTCCTGGAGGAAAAAAGAAAAAGGTAACAAAACCAATTGTTAAACCACAAAAAGATGAGTTTGAGTTTTAGGCAACCGGGGTGAATTGAGTGTGGCGAATCTTTATGAGTAGGTCTGCCAAGTCGCCGGCGGGGGAGCATTGAATCAATACACTATCGGGCGCAGCTTCAGGAGCAACTTTTAGAGAACGCATGGGGCAATCAAGCCGATCACAACCAGTTTTTATAGCCCAAGGCTGACAATCAGTAACATAGAAATCACCGCCGTTAGCCGAAATTTGATTAAACAAAAGCATGTGTTGCCCGATTTGTTTGACTGTACGCATAAAGCCATTTTATCACAAGTGTGTGTTTTTTGCAATAGGAATATAACATAATCAAACAAACAGCGAAAAGAGTTGGCTGTTTATGCAAAATTTGCACAAGGAAAAACCATCATGACAGAAGAAATAAAAACGCTGGTAGCGGCCAAGAGTGAAGCTCTGCACGCCATCGAGCGAATGGCTAAAAATGCGCATGCGTTTATTGATAAACGGGAAGCGGAGGCAATGGAGGCGATAGAGAAGGCGGACACAGCCAAGGAGGTCTACCGGCTGATGGGGTTTATTGCGGCGGGGGAGAGTTTCACGGGGAGATTGCGGGGGTAGGACCCCCTCCCCAGCCCTCCCCCTGCTAGGGGGATGGAACTAATTAGGCGGGACAAGTTTCCTTGTGTGACCTGGAACTATGGCAAAAAACAAACTGATGGCCTACCAAAAACTTTTACGAGCGGCGCTGAACCTGTGCGCGGCGTTGTATGAATTGGTGACGGGTGAGCCGGCGCCAACTTATCGTGAGGTATTGGCGGAGAGAGAAAAGGGATAGGGGGATTGCATTAGAACGAATTTTCTGATATTATGTAAGTAACAATTTTATAGGTTGATGCCCCACGGGCCAACTGGCCCCACGGCAAACAAGTTAGCCTCGCCATATAGCCTCGCTACCGATTCGGTAGCGAGGCTTTCTTATTTTCTAGCTCAAGGAGTTTAGAGATGTTGTTGTTTAGATTGTTTCACTTTTTGGTACCAATGCTGGCGCTGTGGATGGCCGAGGGCGATCCAAGCGGCGGCGGCGGAGAGCAGGGCGGGAGTAACCCTCCGGCGGGCGGCAGCGCCAATGACGGGGTGAACGCGCTGATCTCGAAGCACAAGAACGATTTGATGGCGGTGATTTTGGAATTGTTTAGCGACAATTACAAAGCGCGTGACAAAAATCGGGAGATCCGGGATCAACTGAAGCAGTTACAGGATAAGCTGCCCAAAGAGGGCACTGTAACGGTGGACAGCGCAAAAGCGGCGCTGATCGAGCAGTATGAGGCGCTGGGGTCGGCGGAAGAGCTGAAAAAAATCAAGGCCGATCTAATGGCGGCAAGCTCCGAGTTGACCGGCCTGAAGCGGCAGAGCGTACTGCAACAGGCGGCTGAGGCACACAAGTTCAAGGTGAAGGTTTTGGCGCAGTTAATTGGCGATACGCCGATTGAACTGAAAGAGGTCGAGGCCGATGGGAAAAAGGTGGCGGTGGCGTTTGTGACCAATGGCGAGGGCAACCCGCCCACGCGATTGGACGAATACGTTAAAGGGCAGTGGGCCGATTTTATGCCGGCCCTGGTAGCAGAAACGCCACCTCCGGCAGGGACCACGTTTGTACCACAAAACACGGGCGGAGGAGGCGCGGCTCAAAACATAGTCAAGGACTTTTTGGGCAAGGCGCAGCAGGCTCGTGACAACCAACCCAATCCGCTTAGGAAGCCGTGAGGGAATTTTAGTTAATCAGTAATTAGTATTTTCAAGGAGGGCCTTTATGGGCAACCAAACTTTTAGAGTAACACGGCCTCCGTTTGTGGTTGATCAGAAAAGTATCAATCGCAACAGCGGACGCCAGGTTGATTGGAGCGCAGTCCCGGATTCGTACCGCCAGGGAGCGGTAGCAGTGACCGCATCGGCGACGGCGGCAACGGGAGCGACGACCATGGCGGTAAGCGCCCTGGGTGGAGCGATCCCGGCCAACACCACGTTGTATTTTGGTGCGACCGGACGGTTTGCGCTGGTAACAGCAGCCGCAGCAGCCGGGGCAACCCAGCTATCGGTGCAGGCGCTGCCGGTACAGATCCCCAATGCGGGAACAGCCGTATACGGCGGCAGTGGAGCAAAAACGCTGCCGGCAGGCAAAGCCGTGGTAGAGCTAACCGGCGGCAAAATTGCGCCGCGCAGCGACCGTCCTGGTTCTGAAACGTGCGTGGGGTTTTTGGAAACCAATGCAATTGAAAACGACGTGACGGCCTCAAAAAGCGGTTACGGGGTGATCATCGGCGGGGTTCTCTATGAAAACCTGCTGCCGGATGCAACCGGCGGAACCACGGGCACCCTGACGGCGGCCTACAAAACCGAACTGAGCAACGCCACCAATCCGCCTTCAACCGGGTTTGCGTTTGAGCAGTACGCGGACAATCGGACTTAAGGCGAAAAGGATAAGGAATAACGACCATGAACTTTAATTTCTCACAGGCGTTAGCAGCGCTGCCCACCGGGGCCGCGTTTATGGTAGCGAATCAGGCTCGACCGCCGGCAGCGTATCTGTTTGCGACGTTGTTGCCTGAACGAAACAGTTATGATTATCAGGCCAAATCCGGCTCAATGACGGTGCGGACCACGATGGCCGGCCTGGCGGCGATGGATTCGCCATACGCCGAGGGCGGGGTGATCGATGTCCAGACCTTCACTGAGGAAACGGCCAAAATCGCCAACCGGGTGCGGCTGCCGGAATCAGCCCTGCGTCAACTGCAAAATATGTTGATGCACATGATGATCAACAATCAACCCACGCTGGAGACGCTGCAAAGCGAGGCTCTGAACTTTGTGGACAAGCTGATTGTGCAGGCCCACCTGGACACGTTTGAGTATCTGCGTGGTCAGGCCTTGGTGACGGGCGCGATCAACTGGACGTTCAACAAAAAGACGCTATCGGTTGATTATGGTATCCCGGCCGCGAACAAACTGACGGCCCGGACCGGCTCCGGCAACTCATATTACGGCACCACCTCCAAATGGTGGGACGATGTGAAGTTGGCCCGCAAGCAGCTCAAGCGGCAAATCCGGGCGGTCATCCTTCACCCGGACACCCTGGACGACATTGTGTATAACAGCGTCAACGCCATTGGGCAGATCACCGATAACAACGGGGTGATCACCATCACCCGGCGAGCCGGCGGGACGGACACCAGCCCCAACCTGGACCAGAACGAGTTGTACCGGATCAACCTGATCCCCTACGGGTATGAAGGCGAGATTTTTGACCTGGCCAATCCTGGCCAGACCACAAAAGTGCCGTTTATGCCACGGGGTAAGGTGGTTTTTGTGGGGACCGATGCCCGGCCCCGCTACGTTGTAGGCGAGGGATCGACAATGGAGGCCCCGGAAGCGTTGGGCTATACCCATCTGGGACCCACGGTTGAGGGCGGCGGTCGCCCTGGCCGGTGGGCGGATGTGTACACGCCGGAGCAGGAGCCATGGGCGCTGGAAGGTCGCGGGGTAAGCAACGGCTTGCCAGTGATCGAAGCGCCGGAGCGGGTGGTAATCAGTACCACGGATATGAGTTCGTAGGCAGTAGGAAGTAGGCAGTAGGTAGTAGGTAGCAGGGCGGCAAGGGTCGCTCTGCTACCTGTGTAAATAAATCGTCTCAGGGAGATGTGATGGAGCAATTATTCAAGGTGATGTTGGCCCGGTTTCCGGGCAACAACTGTGAGCATCCGGGGGAAGTTGATTTTATCATCAATTTCCTGATCCAGTCCGGGCGAGACCCCAGGGTGGGCAGCCTGGAGCATTGGCGGTTAAATGACACGCCGGTAACGATGAGCCGGAATCGGTGCGTGGTAGACGCGATTGAGCGCGGCGTGGATATCCTGGTGATGGTCGATTCGGATATGGGGCCGGACCTGATTGACCCCACGGCCCATTGGTGGCCCAGGGCGCTGGATTTTATAGCCCGGCGCTGGAACGAGGCCCCCACGGTAATTGCCGCACCCTATTGCGGCCCTCCCCCCCACGAAAACGTGTACATTTTTAGATGGCGGAATTATCAAAGCAATAATCCCAATCCAGACTTTGCTTTAAGCCAATTCTCGCGTGAGGAAGCGGCGGAACGACGCGGGATTGAGGCGGTGGCCGCGCTGCCCACCGGGTTGATTGCTATTGACATGCGGGTGTTTACCGGCTTTCCGGTAGGGGGCGAGTTGTTGCGGCTGCCCACGCCGTGGTTTTATTACGAGTGGGAAGACGGTCGCCAAACCCACAAGAGCAGCACCGAGGATGTGACCTTTACGCGGGACGTGGCGCTATTGTTTGGGGCATACGGGTTGGAATCGCTGTTTGTGGATTGGGACACCTGGGCGGTGCACTTTAAGCCAAAGGCCGTGGGCAAGCCTGCCCTGACCAACCCCGGCGACCTGGCGCGATTATTCAAAAAAGCAGCGGTGAGCGATGAAGAAAAAGAAAAAGAAACCTACCATGAAGTAGCGGGTAAAACCAGGGAGCTGCTAGATCAATCATATTCTGGCGATGACGGGAGAGCCTACGGGGTGCCCGTTTAACGGAGGTCCGCGTGGACATTTTGAAATCAAAGAAATTTCAGGCGCTATTAGTTGGGTTGATAGTGGTAATAGTGCAGCAGTATATCCCCGGCCTGGATGAGACAAAGGCGCTTGAGGTGGTTGGCTTGATCTCGGCCTACATTCTGGGCCAGGGTTTTGCCGATTGGGGCAAAGAAAAAGCCAAGATCGAGGCGGACCGTGGCCTTAAATCCAACTGATCTGATTGCGCCGAAGGGCGACATTCAGGCATCGTTTTTTCCCGACGGCGATATGATCGAGAATGTAACCGAGTGGTTAAACCAGGCCAGGGTAAAGGCAGCTCGGGCCGGCTCATTTTTCGATTCGGCTGCTACAGCCTGGGTGTATTACCGGGCCTACACGTTTGTGGCGAATCGGATGGCCAGCGAACCGGACCAGGCCGGGGTGGATGAGGTGAGCCGGACGATCAGCATCCAGCGGGTAAGGCATTTTCAGCAGTTGGCGCAAAAGGCCATGGACGAATTTAATGGATATTTTGACGAATCGCCGGCGGCGGGTGGTGGCGGCGGCGGCGCAGTAAGCGGCTATACGCCAACCGTGGTGGTGTTTTGATGTTTTTGAGCGAGGCGACAATTGGCCGGATGAAAGCACTGCATACCGAGGCATTGATGGATCGGGCGGTGCTGCTGCGGTTTTTGGAAGGGGTTAAGGACAAATACGGGCTGGATAGACCGGAGAATTACCGGGAATGGGGCGAGGTAGCGTGTTTGTTCCGGCCGGAAGGCCAGCCCAAAGAGGGGATGGAGTTGACGGAAGCGCCGGCGCAGGAGGCGCGAATCCGGGTAAAGCTGGGGACGACGGTATACGTTCAGGACCGGTTTAGATTGACCCACTTACACGGCCGGGCGCTGGAGAAGCCGCTGGTGTATGAGGTAATTGGCGAGCCAAAGACGAAATACTCCAGCATCGTAATGAGATTAGCTTTGGTGGTGGAGGCTAACTAATGGCGCGGATCCCGCTGACGGTACAAACGGTGAATCGAAACGGGGTGGCCGAAACGTTTGTCGCGGCCAATGCCGATGGGGAAAGGGTGGACAATGACGGACGGATGTGGCTGGAAGTGATCAATGGCGGCGGCGGGGCGGTGACGGTATCGGTGCAGACGCCGGGGACGGTGGACAGTTTGGCGGTAAGCGAGCGGCAGGTGAGTATACCGGCCGGGGCCAGGCGCAAGCTGGGGCCATGGCCGCCGAGTTTGTACAATCAGATGGCGGGCGACATCGGGACGATTTATGTGGATTATTCTGGCGTGAGCAGCGTAACCGTGGCTGCGTTCGGCCTGGAGGCGTACTAGATGGCAACACGGCAAAGATGGGATGCCCGAAACGTCGATTTTACCGGGCTGACGAATATACCTCAAATTACGGCCCTGAACGGCCGGCTTTATCTGGCGTTTGACGCAACGACTGACGAAACGTGCTATCTCAACGGGGTTGCCCCCCAGGGGTTGACGGGTACGTTGACCCTGGTAGTCAAAGGTATCATGCAAAGCGCTACTTCCAACACGGTTGGACTGCGGGCGGCGGTGGAGGCGGTGACGCCGGGCGACGCCGTTGACCTGGACGCCACCACCTCGTTTGACACGATCAACTATGCCACCAGCGCGGCGGTCCCCGGCACCGCCGGCTATTTGTTTGAAACCACTATTACCTTGACAAACGCCGATAGTATGGCGGCCGGTGACACGTTCAGGATTGAATTTGGCCGGGATGCGGATGGCACCGGCTCAACCGACAGCGCCACGGGCGATTTTTATTGTGAATCTATTGAGTTGAGGGACGCCGCGTAATGGCTGTTCGATTTGACGCTGCCGCAGATAGACTGCTGCGAACCGCTAATTTGCCCAGCTATGATGCAAATTATACGGTGTGTTTTTGGTTTTATTTCCCGACCCGTCCGGGCAACAACGTCTATTTTAATCTGTGGCAAATTAACGACAACACAAACGATACGGACTATCTGGCATTAGTTGGCCAATCGGGGGTTGATACTCGGTTATCGGTCGGATTCCAGGAGGCCGGCGCGTTTGTGGAGACGATTGGCTCAACAAACCTCAGCCCCAACACCTGGTATTGTGTCGGTCTGATCCGCAGCGCCAATAACAGCCGGGTGGGGTATATCGGAACTGCGACAACTTCTTTGGCGAGTCAGGCCACTAATAGCACATCTACCACCGGCAGGACTGCGCCGACCCGGATGGAATTTGGGGCCGGTACCAGCGGGAATTCGGACCCATACAACGGCAGAATTGCCAATATCAAAGTCTGGACGGTGGCCAGGACGCTAGCTGAATTGCAGAATGAGCAATATTCAGTCCGCCCATTGTTTTTCAGCAATCTCCATATCTGGACGCCGGCTCTAAATGGCAGCGGGGAGCGAGCGCGGGACTACTCCGGCAACGGCTACAACTGGACAGAGAGCGGAACTCTAACCGATGAAGACGGGCCGCCAATTGGCTGGGGCAGCCCGCCTATAGTTTTCCCTTTTGCGGCAGCGGCGAGCAGAACCGGAGCGGCGGCCATAACGCTGGGGACGCTCACCAGCAGCGCCGCCGGGACGCTACCGATAGCCGGGGCGGCCTCTAATACGTTGGGGGCGTTGACCCTATCTAGCGCAGCGGTTATCGCGCTCCGGGCAGCGGCATCAAACACGCTGGGGACGCTCACCAGCAGCGCCGCCGGGACGCTGCCGATAGCCGGGGCGGCCTCTAATACGTTGGGGGCGTTGACGCTGGCTTCAGCGGGTACGCTGGCGAGTGGTTTGACTGGCGATGCCAGTATCACATTAGGCGCGTTGACCAGCAGCGCCGCCGGGACGCTGCCGATAGCCGGCGCGGCCTCTCCCACCCTGGGGGCGCTAACTCTATCTGCCGCGGCGGTTATCTCGCTCCGGGCAGCGGCATCCAACACCCTCGGAGCGCTGACCCTGGCGGCCACCGGCCTATCAACAAAACAGGGCATTTTAGCTGCAACCCTCGGCGCACTGGTAACAAACAACGGGGCGGGCCTGCGGGTCTACGGGGGAGGCAATGCCTCAAACGTTGACAAAATATATATCCCGTGCAACCCGGCTGACGCCATTAACGTTGGTCAAGCTGATTTTACCATAGAGTTTTGGGTCAAGGCGGACCCGACCAACCCCAACGGCACCGCCACAGCCGGGGCCAATTATAGCTGGATCAATTCCCCGATTCTATTTGACCGGGATATTTTAGGGTCATTAGGCAGCGGCGGTGATTGGGGGCTATCTATCACTGATGGGCGTTTGACCTTTGGCATTGAAAACAGCGCCGGCAGTCAACGCACAATAATTGGATCGACCAACATCAGGGACAATGTTTGGCATCACGTTGCCATTACGCGGGTACGGTCATCCGGCGATATGGCAATTTATCTTGATGGAGTACGGGAAGCAAATCAGGCGGGCGGGCCGTCCGGCGATGTGCATATTGCCTCAAATTCTGCCGCCTCCACCTACAACCGGTATATGTGTTTAGGCGGCGAAAAGCATGCTATTGATTGGACGGTTGGTCAGTTTATCGGCCAATTTGATGAGATCCGCGTTTCTAATTCAATCCGTTATACCGGCACAACCTACACGGTTCCATCAGCACCGTTTGCGGCAGACGCAAACACGGTTGGGCTATTTCACCTTGATGAGGGGACCGGCACAACCGTTGCCGATAGCAGTGGCAATGGGAACAACGGCTCTTTTACCACAGGTGGGGCCAACAATGGGCCGACCTGGATATTTACTACGGCATTTCTCGGAGCAGCCGGGGTTTTGGCAATTCAGGCGGCGGCTTCTCCCACGATGGGGGCATTGACCCTGTCCAGTGCAGCGGTTATCGCGCTCCGGGCAGCGGCCTCAAACACGCTGGGGGCACTCACCAGCAGCGCCGCCGGGACGTTGCCGATAGCCGGCGCGGCATCAAACACTTTGGGCGCACTGACCCTGGTCTCTACCGGTTCCGCTGGCACGACCGGCGTGGCGGCCATAACGCTGGGGACGCTCACCAGCAGCGCCGCAGGGACGCTGCCTATAGCCGGCGCGGCATCGAATACGCTGGGGGCGTTGACGCTGGCCTCGGCAGGGACGCTGGCAATTCAAGCGGCAGCGTCGTATACCCTGGGTGCGTTGACCCTGGCGGCCACCGGCGGCGGTGGACAACTAGGAATCGCGGTCATAACGCTGGGGACGCTCACCAGCAGCGCCGCAGGGACGCTGCCCATAGTGGGGGCGGCCTCAAACACGATGGGTGCATTGACCAGCAACTCGGCAGGGACGCTGCCTATAGCGGGCGCGGCCTCAAGCACGCTAGGTGCGTTGGCCCTGGCCTCGGCAGGGACGCTGCCCATAGCGGGCGCGGCCTCGAACACGCTGGGGGCGCTGACCAGCAGCTCGGACGGAGCACTGGCAATTCAAGCGGCAGCGTCGAATACCCTGGGGGCGTTGGTACTGACGGCCACCGGCAGCCGCGGAGTTATGGGAGCGGCGGATATTACCTTGGGCGTGTTGACCCTATCGGGATCCGGGTCAATCCTAAACCTGGCGGTTATTACGGTAGTTGCCACTGTATATGGAGTAAAACCCACTGGCACGGTTTCGGGAATGATTAGCACCGGCGCGGTTGCAGGAGTAGTTAGCACCGGAAAGATTAAAACGGGAGTGTGATATGGCATTAGCGGATGCGATCCAGGGAGCAAGACGGCCAAGCCAACAAATTACCTGGATTGACAATGATAATGTTGCTCTTGATCTGACCGGGGCGACAATTGCAGCCAGAATCAAAAATCTGACTACCGCGGCCACAGTTGAATCAGACGGGGTATTTACCGTTGAGAGCGCGGCGGCGGGGGTGTTCAGGTGGGATTATTCAACTGCCGATGTGTCTGAGGCAGGTATATTTGAGATTCAATTTATAGCCACGTTTGGGCAAAGCCCAACGCCGGCAAAAACATTAAAAACAAGTTGGTATGTCCACGAGGCGATTTAAGGAGGATTTATGGCTATTCAATTATCTACTGCGGTGCGTAACGCCCGGCTCGACACTATCGAAACAACGATAGGCACGGCGCCGGTGCTCAGGATCAGGACCGGCGCACAGCCGGCCAACTGCGCGGCAGCTCGAACGGGTACTGTACTGGCAACGCTAACGCTGCCGTCGGACTGGATGTCGGCAGCATCGTCCGGCGCAAAGGCGCTATTAGGAACGTGGCAAGATGCTAGTGCCGATGCAACCGGCACGGCGGCCCATTTTGAGATTATGGACAGTTCCGTAACGACTTGTCACATGCAGGGCACTGTGACCGCGACGGGCGGCGGCGGGGATATGACGGTTGACAATACGTCATTCGCTTCTGGGCAAAGTTTTACGGTTAACAGCTTCACCTTGACCGACGCGAATAGTTAGTGGAGTAGGGAGTACCCCCCGTTGGGGGGCAGGTGGAGTATAGGTTGGACAATGTTGTTTGTGTGACCTGATTATAGAAAGGTAGAGACACATGAAAAAAGTATTTTTGGCAGTGGTCTTGGGGCTGCTGCTGGTTTTGGCGATTTTGGCAACGTTACAGCCGTCGGGTGTGGTGGCCGCGCCGGCGGCGGCGGGCGGGGTACGGGCTACGCTGACCGTAACCCAAATCCTGCTGAGGCCGGGGATCACCCGGACGCTTTACACGGCGGACGGCGATGGCCATAAGTTTTTTAACGATGGGCGGACAACCTTTGTGGAGATAGCCAACGGTTACAACGCAACCATCACGGCGACGTTTGTAACCCCCAACACGGCCGGCGGGTTTTCTATCTCTGACCTGGACATTCCCATAGCGGCCGGCAATACCCGCATGATCGGCCCGTTCCCGACCAACTTCTTTAACCAGCCGCAGGACGTAACTGATCGGGATATGGTTTATTTGAACTGGAACAGCGCCGTAACCGGCTCTGTGGCCACCAGTGTAACCCTAAGCGGTTTCAGGTTGGAATAATGGCTGATTATGCTCCACAAATAGAGGCGAGGTTTTACGATCAACAGATACAAGCGCTGGGGCAAAGTGCGCTGGATCTGCTGGCTGAGGCTCTGGCCTCTTACGTGGAGGGGGCGGCGAAGGCGCACATCAACGGCAACAACCAAATAGACACCGGGTTTATGGCCAACTCAGTTTACACGGTAGCAAAATCCGGGAGCAACTACGGCAATACCTGGCCGGACGGAGAATACGAAGGGATCAAGGGCGGAGGGAAAAGCCTGCACGAAAAGGGGCCGGAGCAGAACCTGGGCGGGGACACGCTGGCAATCGTGGCGGTGGGGGCTGATTATGCCGTTTATCAGGAAAACGCAAATAGCTTTTTGGCGGCGGCGGTGCAGGATGTGCAGGGCGCACTCCCCGGTATCGTCAAAGCGGTTAAGGGAGAGCTGGGACTATGAACGTTGATCCACCGGCGGAGCTGCGAGCGGCTATTGTTGCTCAAAATAACATATCGGCTCTGACCGGGACAAGGGTTTACGCCCAGCGTGACACGCCTCCGCCGGGCTACACACCTGAGAAGGGCCGGGCGATTTGCTTCAAAACGCGACCGCTGGGCGAGATTGACGAGGAAGGGCAGACCATTACCCAGAGTTTCCAGATTAAATTCTATGGAAAAACTGAGACCGAGGCTTATGATTTATACCGGACTTTTTTTGGTGGGGTGAACTACTTCAAGAATTATCGGATTTTAATGATCTTTCAGGAGACACCGGGGCAAGCGCTCTTTGAGCGCGATACCCAATGGATATTTGTGCAATCGTTTTTTATGGCCCGATTTTTGAATATTTAGGAGATTAGCATGGCAAATCCAGTAGCAACGAACATCATCAAAAGCAAGGCGGTACTATGGTATGCACCTTATGGAGAAGTGCTGCCTGACGAAACAACGGTGGCAGCCGGGGCGGCCTGGGGCGGCAATTGGGCCCGGGTTGGCTACACCAAGAAACCGACCGTATTGGTGTTGGAGGAGGAGCAGTACGACATCGAGGTACAGGAGCTGCTCAACTCGATTGACCGGGTGGCGATCAAACAGATGGCCCGGTTTGAAACCGAGTTGGCCGAGTTCACACCCGGCTATGTGGCGCTCCTCATCGGCGGAACCGTCGCCATTACTGCGGCCGGGAGTGGACAGGCCGGCTATGAAGATTTAAGCGTAGCCAGCCGGTTTTTGTTGCCAAAGTACGTTTTTGGGTTAGAGGGAACCAGGTACAACTCGGCGAATGTAGAGTTGGTGTGGCGGGTGTTTTTTATCCGGGCGACGCTGAAGGTAGGTGGGAACATCGAATTTAGCCAAAAATCGACAGATTACGCCGGGATCCCGATCACGATCAACTCGCTTGATAACGACACCGGGGCGGCCTGGTTCCGCTTCCAACGCGTAACGGCTGTGGCAACGTAAAATGAGAACAATCAGCATCACCCTGGCCGGCGAAGAGTTGAATATCAAACAATTGACGGTACTGAAGGCCGATGAGTGGCGAAAAAAGTTCGAGCCGGAGTTTATGGCTATTCTTGAGTTGACATCGAGCGCGTCCAGGATAGATTTCAGGGACATTGCTGCCAGCAAAGAACAATTAATGAGGGTAGTGTCCAAACTATCGGCCTCGCCGCAGTTGGTACGTGATTTGATCTTTGCCTACGCGCCCGAGCTGGACAAAAAGCATTTTCTGGAAAACGCCTATGATGACGAATTCATCAAGGCTCTACTGGAGGTGCTCAGGGTAGTTTATGTGGACCCTTTCGCGCCCCTGATCCAGATGATTACGGAGCTTGGCTTACAGGGGCGGCAGACCTAGAAGAGTTGTTTTTGAGCGAGTATGGACACTGGCCGGACGACTTTAGCGAGTACATCAGGGGCAGCCTGGTAATGAGCTACTACAAACGGAAGCGATTCGAGGCCCGGATTATGGCTATTGAAATCTCCAAAATATTTGGCAGCGCCAAACCTGGGGCCAGCAGCCCCAGGTTTATTCCCCAAAGTGAAATGTTTTCCAAACTTAATATCAGCGGACTGGACGAATGAGCATTACGCTGGGTGATATTTTTATAAAATTCAGGGGAGACACCAAACCCCTGCAACAGGATGTTGATCGGGCCAAATCAATTGCACGGGGCGGAGCGGTTGATCTGGGCGGGGTGCTGAATGTTGCGCTGGGGACGGCCCTGGCGGGGGGGATCAGCGCAGTGGTTAATGGTATCGGCCAAATTGGCAGCGGGCTATTTGATGGCGTCAAGGCCGGCCTGGGGTTCAACAACTCAATGGAGCAAACGCGGGCCAAGCTGATGGCCTTTACCAAGAGCGGGGCCGAGACTGACCGGATTTTGGAAATGATCCGGGTGCGAGCGGCCAAAACCCCATTTGCCTTTGAGGAGATGGCCACCGCTACGGCCAGCCTGCTGCCGGCAGCCAAGGCCAGCGGAGTGGGGCTGGAAGATTTGATTAAACAGGCCGAAATTCTGGCAGCTTCCAACCCCAGCCAGGGACTGGAGGGCGCGGCCTTCGCCCTGAAAGAGGCCGTCAGCGGCGACTTCACCAGCATTATTGAGCGATTCAACTTGCCTCGAAAATTTATCAATGACCTGCGAGCGCAGGGCATCCCCGATATAGAAGCGGTGGGGCAGGCCATGCAGGCCATGGGCCTGGACGCTTCGCTTGTTTCCAATATGGCCGAGACGGCCCAGGGAAGGTGGTCCACCTTTACCGACACCTTGACCAACCTGGCCGGCATCCTGACCCAGCCCATATTCGCTACCTTCTCCGGGGGTTTGGCTTCGGTTAATAGCTGGCTGGAAAAGAATCAGGAGAAAATGACGGCTTTTGCCGGCAGTATAGCCGGCGAGGTGGGCCAGGCCATCAGCCAGGTAGTGACGTTGATTGCCAACCCCAATGTCAAGGGGGTCGAGGGCGGGCCGGGCTGGTTTGAGCCGATCAAGACCGGCATTGTGGCGGTGCGTGATTTTGTCATTCAGGCCGAGCCAATTGTGACCGGCTTTTTTACCAAGCTTGGCGAGATAGGGCCGGGGGTGGGGGCGCTGGTAGGGGATGCCTTTACCCGGATCGGGGAGGCGCTGGACAGGATCATTGTGGCTTTTGGCGGAACAACTACGGGGGCCAGTGGAACCGAGATCGCGCTGGGGCTGCTCCAGGTGGTGTTGGATGCTATTGTGGTTGGGGTGCAGGCATTTAGCCTGGCGCTGGAGGCGTCGTCATTTATGACGGCCAACATGGCCGAAGGCATCAGCACTCTGGTTGATTTATGGAATGACCTTGTTACAGCCGTTCAAAATGCGACTAATATTCAATTGCCGGCCTGGCTAACCGTTAATCCGGGAAACATCGGAGCGAGCATCAACAGCGCCATTGGTGATGTTGGCAAACTGATGAGCAGCATCCCCAATTTGCCCAATCTACCGATGGGCGGCGGGATATATAACGCTCCGGCGGCGGCGGCGGCGGCGGCGGCGGGGCCGCAGACGATCCAGGTGCAGATAGATGGGGCGGTAGTGGCCGAGGTGGTGAGTGATCGAATGGGCCGGAACCTGGCCCAGCGGAGTAGATTTTAATGGTTGATTATTACGTTTCGACAGCCGGAAATGACGGCAACGCCGGCACGGTGGGGGCGCCGTGGGCCACCATTAATTATGCCGCAAATAGTTCGGTCGCGGCGAATGGAGATAGAATCCTGCTGGTTGCCGGCCAGACGTTCAACCAGGACGTGAACATCACCCGGGCGCGGACAATCACCATTCGCAGCTCGGATATCTACAATCCGGCCATAGTTGTGCCACAAACCATAGAATTACGGGTGATGGCCAACGGGTGGACGTTGGAGCATTTTATTGTAAACGGAGCGGGCGCCCCGGCGGGCACGATGGGAGTGCGGTTTGGGTCGGGGACTACAACGGTAGACAATTGCACTATTCAGGATATGGTGGTTAAGCACTTCCCCAGCCATGCCATCCACGCCCGCAATGTCACCAACTTTACAGCCAGGCGAAATATAATTTACGACTGCCGGACCCGGATAAGCGCGGGGGCCGGGGCGCATGGTGTTTATTGCGCCACCCGGATGAACACAGCCCAAATCTATAAAAATTACATTTTTGATATGGGGGCGGATGGGTATCAGTGTGATGCCGGGATCACATCAGTCAGTGGGGTGCAGATTTACGATAATGTGATCTTTGTGCCAAGGCCCTACGGATCAAGAAACTGGCACGACTTTTTGACGAATGTGGGGGAAACGGGGATAGATATAAAAGCGTCAGCCGGGGGGCTGACCATTACCCGAAATAGAATCTATGGCATTTATGCAACGGTGGCGAACCAGGATTCGGGGGGGTCAAGCAACGGAAGCGCCCTGGACGTTCACGTAGAAGCCCAGAACGTCGATGTTATTGACAACCTCGTTTGGAACTGCGGGATTGGGTACGCATGCGGGCAGGGGGGTGGGGCGGTACGGAATGAAAATATCAGATTTATTTCCAATATAATTATTGACCCGACTAACGCCAACGGGGGGCCGGCGATTGGCATTAGCTTTAGTTTTACCAACGGGCTTGTGGTTGAAAATAACTCCATTATCTGCGGCGGGGCCGGCGATTTGTACGTGAACCAATCTCCCGATGTAGCTTACGTCAGAGTCCGCAATAATATCTTTTACCGTGGCACCTACAGCCGGAGTGCCACGGCGATTACCGGCGAGGCGAATTGGGTTCATAACACGTTTCCGAATGTGACCTCCGGCCCGCCGGCAGCCTGGAACGCTGATCTGGTATCGGCGCCCACGCCGGCTTTTGATGCCGAATATGTGCCCGGCGCAAGTTCATCATTTATCAATGCCGGCCATAATATGGCTTTAATCAGAGATGCGGCGGGGGTGCCCCGTGGGGTGGCGCATACGATGGGGGGGTATGAGCTGAGGGCCAGCCAGCCCAGCAATCAAAATTTGTTTGGGGAGCTGCCCGGCCTCTACGGTTATTTGCCGGGGATGTTTACTACGTTTACAGATGCCGACGGGGAGATCAATCTATACCCGATTCGGGAATTAACCTATGGGTTTGGGATAGCCGTCAAAATCCAGGACACTACGGCGCATTATTTCAGGCGGACCATAGCCAATAGTCCTACAGTGAGACACCGGTTTTATCTGGAGCCGAAATTGTTCCAGATGGCCAACAGCAGCAACTTGATTATTTGTAACCTGAGACGCAGCGGGACGCCTCACACCCGGATAGAGCTAAGATATACCGGGGGGAGCTTCTATATTGTTGCCAGCACGGATACCGATGCCCCGGTACAAACCTACATTGGCACATCGGCCGGCTTTGCGATTACGCGGGCGGCGCAGCGGATCGAGTTCCAATTGACGGCGGCGACGGCGCCGGGGAGTAATAACGGGACGTTCCAGTTGTGGATTGACGGCGTTAGCCAGGGGAGCCTAACCGGCCTGGATAACGACACCCAAACGACCGACGAGTTGGGCTGGGGGGCCATCACTATTCCGGCGAGTTGCGGCAGCGTAGAGGAAGAGTTTGGGACGTTCTGGATGCACTCATTGGCGGCTAATAATAACGGGGTTGAGATTGGGGCCGTGGTTGACAGTTTGCCGGCGCTGCCGGTAGTGCTGAATACGGATTCGGGCTTGAGGGCGGCCTATGATTTGGCCGAGGCCAGCGGGACCAGGGTCGATTGGACAAGTTACAATAATGATCTGGCAGACATAAACACGGTGGGTAATATCGGGGACAGCGCGGACTTTGAGCGTGACAACGCTGAAATGCTAACGAATGAGACCCCTACCGGCTTAAACATCACCGCAGCGGTATCGCTGGTGGTCAGGTTGACGCCAGAAAGCCTGCCGGGATTTATGTATATTATCTCGAAGTGGGCGCCCACCTCTAATTTACGCCAATATCGGCTGGCAATAAATACCTCAAACCTGTTTGACTTTGCTATATCCGCAAATGGGGTCGCCGATGTGTTGGCAGTCAGCGGTTCGCCGGCAGTGGCGGGCGTTTCCTACTGGGTGGCCGGGGTGTATGACGGACAGGTGCTGTGGGTGCTGGTCGACGGGGTACGGAGTGGGGCGCCCGTGTTCAGCACCGTTGCTCTGTTTACGGGAGCCTCGGCCTTTCGGTTGGGGGCCAGCGGCAACGCAGGCAGTTATTACGACGGTCTCATTGATGAGGCGTATGTTTTTAACCGAGCTATCAGCACGGCTGAATTTGCCGGCATTATCGCCGCGGGTGGTTTAAACGCTCCGACCGGCGGCAGCCCTATAACCGGGGCAGCCTCAAACACGCTGGGGGTGTTGACCCTGGCGGCCAGCGGCGGCGGCGGCGCTCTTGGAATCGCGGCCATAACGCTGGGGGCGCTTACCCTGACGGCCACCGCCAGCGCACCGCCTCCACCGCCGGAAACGGTAGGGGCGGTGGCGACCTCTGCGAGCGTTGTGATAGTGAGAATCGGCCTGGTTGTGGGGAATCAATTGAGGCCAAAAAAGAGCATTAATTTCAGGGGTAATTGAGTGGGCAAACTATACATCAGAAAAGGTGGGTTTAAACCTACCCACGGCAACGCGAATATAGCCTACAGCGGCGTATCGGTACTCTATGATGGCGAGCGGCGGGTGGGCAGCAGCCGGGGCAACGCCGTGTTTGAGGTTGTTTATACCACGCTGGGCGACAACGTGTTGGATTTACAGGCGGCGCAGGATCAGATAGCTATCATGAGCGAACAGGTGCGGCTGCGGGCTGAAAAGGGTATTGGCGAGCTGGTCCGGTTCAAATACCGGATGCCTGATGGGCTGGATGACGTGCCAGACCCGATTATTGGGGAGTGGAGCCGGTATTACGAGCTGATAGATTTGGAGCCGCAATTGCCGGAAACCCTTTATGATCTGGCCCGGGGCAATGTGGTTGAGGCGATTGTGGCCAGAATCACGGCCAAACCTTTGGCTGAAGGGGTGCCCCAGCCGGCGTTCAACTGCACGGTTGATGTAAAAAACGATGCCGGATTTCTGGTGACGCGGGCCTACAGTAATCTGATTGACAACCCGGATTTTGTTTACACTGCGAATTTTGGCGACGGCTGGACCATCCCGTTGGCGCTATCCGGGGTGACTGATCAGACAGTTTATCGCGTCAACAACACCAAGAGCGCCAGATTTAGCAACTACACCGCCGGAGCATTGGACATCACCCAGGCTGTTGACACGGGAGATGCAACACCTAGAGATTATAGTCTGGGAGTAATTTGCCGGCGGAATGACGGCGGGGCAGTTAGCGCCAGTCAATTGACCCTGCTGGCGGGTGGAGGAGTGATTAGCGGGGTTCGATTCGTGCAGTTACCGTTTACGGATTGGTACTCAGCGTTTGGGATATTCAGCGCCAGCAATATTGTGACGATTGGAATCAGGATTGCCGCCAACACCATTATCAATTTGCAGAGCGTGGTGATGTGTACTACTCCAAACGACAACATGCCACCAGTTTACATTTCCGGCGACATGCCGGGCGCGGCATGGGCAGGCGCAACGCCGCGTAGAAGGACAACGAATAGAACTCATTCAGTCGTTGGGCAATCAATGAGCGCCCAGCTCAAAGCCCTGGATTTGATGGGCGATTTTAGCATTTCGTTTATGGTGACATTTTTATTTGAGAGTAATGTCACCTATGCTGGGATTGGCGTGGTGCCATTCGTAAGGTATATCGCCCAGGCGTCCGGATTTAATCTACAAAATATGTTTCGATGCTACTATGACCGGACCAATCGCCGGTTTACCGTATTAAAGAACGTAGGAGGCACGAATTACTCATTTAATTACAGCCGGAATATAACCTACGGAGAGACGCTGCACTTTACGCTGACCCAATCTGGTACGACATTAAGGTTGTATCTCAACGGGGTCAGTGTGGGGAGTGTGGAATGCCCGTATTTCACACTGACCGGGACCAATGTGTTTTATGCTGCCGGGATAACTCAAACCGAGGTAGCAACAGGGCAATATGCCCTGGATATGCTTAAAGTTTGGGACGGTTACGCGTTGGGACAGGCAGAAATAACCGCGTTGTACACAATGCAAAACGTAAGAAAGGCGGCGGGCATAGTTGAGCTGCCCATAACGCTGCAATTAAGCTCAGGCTACATTTACGGCATGATAGACGGCGATTTGAGCGACGTGTATAACCCGATTTCTAAAAACTATGGGGTGTTGACTGTATCGGGAACAGCGCCGGCGATAGTTGATCTATCGCTGACTTTTCAGACCGAGCAAATTCCCTCACCGTCTCAGCCTCACGGCTTTCGGGTAGGTTTATGGCCGGAATCTTGCTATAGAGACAATGGCCGATTACATTGGTCAGAATTATCGTTTGGGTCCGTCGGGGCGCAACGAAATGACCCAGATGCGACTTGGGACACATACAGTTTAATTACCCTTAACACGTTTGCCCCCACTGGCTACCTGATTCAATCTAATGTTTTCAATGATGATGAGGAGGCAGCGAGAATATTAAAAGGCACTTACGCGTTGTTCGTCAAATTTTTTCTTCCGGTAACATCTGTGGCTTTTTACGCAACGCCGTTTTACTCCAGCTTGCCTGGTAACACGTTCGTTGGATCACCAAATACATATGGCAAGGTGCTTGGAAAACGAAGATTGATTAATACGGTGTTATCCGGGCTTAATTATCTTGGGGAGATTTCTATTGAGGATGAGGGGCAAAGCGCCATTACGTGGGGCGCGTACATCGAACGGGCAACAGCTAACGTAACACTCAGGTTTGATTACATGGTATTGATCCCAAAGGATTATCTATCAAATATTTACGGGAGTGCAGCTACGCCCCAACCCGAAAGCCTGCATATAAGTGATAATCTGGCTCAGGCCGAGATCGACGGGGCCATGTCAAAGCTCTACAATCGTGAGGGTCCGCCATTACGGGCATGGCCGGGATTGCAAAACATTTTGATGATAATTTATTATGATGATACCCAGGTTGCCCCGGCGCCTTCTAATGTTATTGGAATTCCCCGTCTGACCATTACTCCCCGGTACACCGACTAATGACCATTCAAACCTATTTCCGGCAATTTAACGGCACCCAGATCAGCGATCCGTTCTTTCGGGATAGCAAATGGTTGACCGGCCAACGCTGCGGCTCGCGCTGGCCGGGCGGGTTTGGGCAATATTCGGGTGTGGTTAAGCGTGATGTACTCAAAGAAATTGTCTATGGCGGCGGGGATGAGGTCATTGTTAAGGATGGTGAGTATATTGTGTACCAGGGCCGGCTGGAAGACCCGGAGCGCATGCTATCAGGGCCGGAGCAGAGCGTAATGATAGAGGCGCTGGGTTGGGTGACCTCGCTAAAGGATCGAAAGCTGCGGTATAGATTCGCCGAAGACAATGCCATCAACCGGCTAACCTGGCCGGATAGCCAACTCACCTACGTCTACGCCGATCAAAACGTGGCAGTCGTTGAAAAGCGCGACAATAGAATCAAAATGCGAATGGCGGCCATTGATACGGTGATCAGCCCGACTAATTATCATTGGCAGGAATATGTTATGCCGGCCAACAACCCGATTGTACGGGTGACGTTCACTTACCAAATCAGGACGGGCGAGATAATAGCAGTTCGCCTGATAGACGGGAACGGGGTCATCCAGTGGCAGCTTAACAGCAGTACCGCCGGGCCGGTAGACGTAACGGTTAATTTTAGCGGCGCGTCATCCACGTTGATGCGGTTCAGGCTGTCGCCCCAGGATGCCAATACGTTTGATCAGAACGACTGGATAGACATATCCGCTTTGACAGTGTACGGGAGCACGGCGAATACCCAGGGGGGGATGGTCCAGACGGTGTTAAATTTGGCCGGTGAGTTTATCAGCAATGACTATTCGCTTATCGCTGATCCGGGGCAGACATTGATCCCGTTTATAAGCCGAGGCGACGGGTTCCAGAACGCCTTATCTATGATTGAGGACATTTTGGAATTTGGGGACGCCTCGCTTAATCAATGGGGGTTTGCCGTGTGGGATGGGGGCAGCAGCAGCGACCGATTGCCCCAGGCCGAAACAAAGCTTTATAGCACGGCGGATTATGAATATAAACTCGATCCACGGACAGTAAAAGGGCTGACAAAATACAGTCTATCACCGAGCAGCCGGGAGGCGCTATCTAACTGGATCGCGGTAAGGTACGTTGACGAAAAAGCGGTGGTGAGGTACCGGACGCCCTACGAAAATACCAACCTGACGGACGCCGCCAGTGTGGCCCAATATGGGCAAAGAGATATGGATATCGACATAGGTTCAGGCGATGCGGCGCTGGCTGATGCAATTGGGCAATCATTTTTACGGCGATATGCGAATCCTAAAACAAAGGGGGAGTTCGAGATCGCCGGCTCGATTCCAACTAAAGGCGGGGCCATGGTCCCGGTTAGCCAGATACGGGCCGGAGAACGGCTGTTATGGTTGCCCACCGGCGAGACGTTTTTTTTGGGCGAGGTGGATTATGATTTTGAAGCGCATCGAGCCAGGCTAAGAACTGATCTGCTGCCGGACCGGCTCGAGATGTATTTGGCCCAGCGCAAACGCGGGCTGGACAATAATTGGCCGACCAACGCGGGGCATTATGGGGGTTAGTAATTAGTAATTAGTAATTACTAAAGGGGATATTCGTATAACCATTCGGGGTGGTGAGTGGAAGATGGAAGAAACTACCCAAAAGTAATTAAGTTCAAACTAAGACAAAACTATGGCCGAAAATTCACAGGGTGAAGGGCTGCCGGTTGAGGATCAGCCGGGAGCAGCGGCTCCTCCGAACAGTTCCTTCAATGATTATCAATACGAAGAGTGGTTGACCGATGAAATCCGGGCGTTGTTGGCCGCGATTAAAGGTGAGCATGCGGCTAAAAAGCGGATCACGGTGATCAAGCTGGCGTTTGCCCGGGCCAATGGCACGCCGGTTAAGCGCGTATTTGGACTGGACGACACCTGCGCCGAGGTGATTTGGTATACAAAGTGGTCGAAACGGCCGGCAATCAAAGCGGCCTTTGAGGCGTGTTGTGAGCGGGCGCTGGCCTGGATGGACGAACAGACGGCGATGACCGAGGCGAGCTTTCGGATGATACGCCGGCGGTCTATTGCCAAGCTGGCCACCAGGGCGCCGACCGCGTTGGCCAAGGTGATGCAGGACCCCGGTCAACGGGGGAGCGACCGGATCACGGCGGCCAATGCGCTTCTGACCTGGGCCGACGGGCAGGCGAACGGGGCCGGCGCACCCAAAGGGGTTGAATCGGAGTGGTGGGCAGCGGCTGACAAGAATGAGTAGCCTGGCGCAGACGTTCAGAGACTACCAGTCCTCGGCGTATTTATTTAGCCGGGATATTATTAAAGTTCCGCTGTATCGGTATCAAATAGAAATCGCGGACAGGATTCTCAGGATAGTTGAGAATCGAGAAACGGCTGACATATCGGTGGAGATGTCCAGGCAGGCCGGCAAAAATGAGATGTCGGCCCAGATCGAGGTAATGATCCTGGCCAGGAACGGCCGGCGGGGGGGGATTATGGTGAAGACCGCGCCCACCTGGTCTCCGCAGATTGTGCGCAGCAAACAGCGGCTGGAAGCCAGAGCCAGGGCGGTGGAACGCAAGCTGCCATTCCTCAAGTTCAAGGGGAAAGAGGGCTATATTATTCAATGCGGCGAGGCGGCGATCAACCTGTTAAGCGGCCGGCCGACGGCCAACGTGATGGGCGACACGGCCAGCCTGCTGCTGGAGGTGGATGAGGCCCAGGATTTTAGCGTTGAAAAGTACGATAAGGAATTCGCGCCCATGCGGGCCTCGACCGGCGCGCCGGCAGTGTTTTACGGAACGAGTTGGACGGACACAACGCTGCTGGAGCAGGTCAAAGTCGGGATAGAGGAGGGCCGGATCAACGGGGCCTCGTTTCGGGTGCCGTGGGAGCGGGTAGCGGACGAAAACGCCCGGTATGGCGAGTTTGTGAGCCGGGAGATCGAGCGGCTGGGGGATGACCACCCGCTCATCAGAACGCAATACAAGCTACTCACCATCGAGGAGCAAGGTCGATTCCTCAAACGGGAACAGTTGATGATGATGGTTGGCAGCCATCGCCCGGCGGCGCGGCGAGGTATGGAGGCAATAATTGTGGCCGGGTTGGATTTTGCCGGGGCGGACGAAGAGGCGGGTATGGCCAACCTGTTGAGCAATCGCGGCGGGCGGGATTCGGTGGCGCTGACTATCGGCCGGGTGGAGATGGCCCGAATCGCCGAGGGGATTATTGAGCCGGTGGTGCATATTCTGGCCCGATATGAGTGGGTGAATGTACCGGCAACGACGCTGCACGGGGCGCTGTATCGAATTCTGGGGGAAGATTGGCGGGTGGACTTACTGCACGCTGACGCTACCGGCATCGGCGAGGTGAGCACGGCGTATCTGGCCCGGGCGCTGCAACCACAAACCAGGACGGTGGCGATTAAATTTGAGGGAACGTGGAATGTCCATACCCGGCTGGCGTTTCAGTATTTTGCTATGGCCCAGGGGGGCCGGATCAGAGATTATCAGGCGGAGGGGGGCGCGGATCCGCTAAAGTGGGCAACTCAAGAGCTGGCCCCAAAAGGCAACATCGACGCGCACGCCTGGTGGCAGCGGGGACAAGCCCGGCTGGAAACCAAGCCGGGTAAAAGGGTGAGGGCCTATGTGCCCGACAACAAAGGCCATGATGATTTATTGCTGTCCGAAATGCTGATGGTGGATGCGGCCTATCACGTGAGGGAAAAACCGCGAGCGCCGGAGAGTTATAGTTTATTTACGGGGTGAAGTAGGGAGTAGGGAGTAGGGAGTAGGAAGTAGGGAGTAGGGGGGACAAGGTTGTTTGTGTGACCTGTATAAGTAATTAAAAAGATGGTTGTGCAAAGTTTGCACAACCATCTTTTATCTATCCACCGGCGGCACGTATACTAAAATATCGCCCGGCTGAATCCCCAGCACTTCACAAATTTTTGCAATGATGGGCAGGTTGATGTTTTGATATTTGCCACTACAAAAACGCTGCATGGTAGTGTAGTGGTAGTCAACCAGGTCGGCCAGGTCTTTGATAGACATATCTCTTTCCGCGAGAATTATGTTTATTCGATTTTTGATAGTGCCCCGGACTAAGATTTTAGAATTTCCCATGAGTACCTCCTGATTGCCAGTGTATCATAGGCGCGGCTTAATGTCAAGTTTGCGTACTACAACAACACGTAAATGTGTCGTGCAACTTTGACTAAACCTCAATAACGTGTTATAATTTAGGTATTACACAATAAAACAAGCCGCTCAATTGGTGAGACAATTGGGCGGCTCTAACCAGAAGAAAGGACGCAGCAATCTTATGGCTACAGAAATTGTACTCTCAACCGGCGAATGGGTCAAGGTGCCCGAAGGGGCCGACCCGGAAGCATATCGAAAATATAGGGAGGCCGGTATCCGGCTGGCCGCCAACCCCAAGAAGCGAAAAACCAGATCGAGCCGTAGTGGGTCGGGGTCGGGTCGGCGGCGGAAGATGCAGGCAACCAGGTTCTTGGGGATGTCTCTAATCGAGACAACGGCACGGGCCACGGCTGAAGCGCTCGACCGGGTGAACGGCGGGGATGAGGGAGGTTTATCATGACATCCGTTAGTGATTTGTACGTGCTCTATTTAAAACCGCATCACCTGCCGGCAAGCGGGTACAATGTGACCATTACCCAGGTGACGGTAGAGGAACTGCATCCAAGGCCGGGGAGTGAAGAGGTGGAGCGGAAGCTGGTGCTGGCGTTCAAAAATGCCACGCGGCGGCTGATAGTGAATCAAACCCAGGCGAATCGACTGGTCGATCTGTTGGGGGAGGATTACACGGCGTGGGTAGGCCAGGTTGTTTTTTTGGCGGGGGTGAAACTGAACAACAAAACGCAGACGGTCCAGGTGGGGCCGGCCCGAAACGGGAATAGCAAGGGCGGGTAGGTGTGCAAAATTTGCACAATTGTTTAATAAAAATCAAGACCGGCCCAGGTGGGCCGGTCTTTTTATTTGAGCCAAATTGCAATCGCGGAGCGTCCTGTAGATGCCTCGGGAGAGGCTTGGAAGCTAACAAGACGCTCCAAGGCTAGAAAAATGGTTTACACCAGGGGCGGGGGGTTAGATGGACGATTTGGACGCTGCCGGCGTCGAGGCGCTCGATGAAGCTGTTGATGATAGTTTTTTGCATTTCCGGCTCGGAGGTGGAAAGTTTGGTGAGCATTGAGATAAGGCGTTGGTAGATTTGCCGGAGGTTGGTGGATTGGGTGATTGTGTAGAATTGGTCTTCCATTTGGCCGATGGTTTGGCTAAGGCTGGCTTTGCGTTGGCGGTAGCGCTCTTTGTCTATGTCGCCGTCGAGATAGACATCTTCCAGTTTGGTGAGGCGCTGGCGTTCCTTATCCAGGTTGGCGAGCAGGGCGCTGATGGCGGTATCGTTGCTGTAGTAAATCCGGGTTAGCTTGTCCGCCTTGGCGACCACCTCGCCCAGGAGTTCGTTATTGATTAGGGCGGTGATTCTACTCATTGCTTCGGTTTCCAGATCGGCGGCGTTGATCCATTTTTCCGGGCAGCCCCGCTTGGCGCCGTAGTGTCGATATAGCCGGACGCCGTTTTGATAATAACCCTTGAGTTTGCGCTGGCAGACGACACAGTGGGCGATATCGCTGAGGATGTAGAGGCGCTTGTCGTCGCCGGCGCGGTTCCAGGTGTTGCCGCCACGTTTGGCCTTGATGACGCCGATTTGTTCGCAGAGTTCGACGGGTAGAATGGGCTGGTGGCCTCCGGGGAGGACCGGCCCGTTTTTGGTGTTGGTAATGTTGCCCAGGGGGAGCTCGCCTTTATAAAGCCGCCAGTAGGAGACAATACGGCGGATGTCGTCCCGGGTGAAGGGACGGGGGTGGAATTGTTTGGCTTCAGCGGCGAAGCGCCAGCCGGCGGCGTTGGCCATGGCGGCGACATCATCAAAGCCGTGTATACCTTCGGCGTAGAGCCGGGCCGCGTGGAGCAGGCCATCGTAGTAGCGGCGGGTTTCCCACCCCAGCCCCATAAGGGGAGAGGGGGGTAGGCCCTCACCCCAACCCTCTCCCAGGGGGAGAGGGAGAATAGCTTCGCCGGTGGTGGGATTGAGGAGATAGGTACGGGTGGTGGGGATGAGGTGGCCGTCGCGGTTGCGCTCGCAGCCGAAGGGGGTTGGTCCCCAATGCCGGCCCAGCTCCTCGCGCTTGTATTTGATGTTGCGGGTCATCCGCTCTGAGGTTTGGTCCGATTCGAGCTGGTAGACGACCATCATAAACATAGTGATGGCCTGGCCAATGGCGGTGTCGGTATCTATGGATTGTTTGACCAGGATGAGTTTTTTGCCGGCGAGCTTGAGCCGGTCCAGGAATTCGCCGAATTCTTTGACGTTGCGGTAGACCCGATCCAGGGTATCGGAGATGACGCCGGCCACGTCGGGGCGGTCCAGTTGGGTGAGGAGATCGCGCCAGCCGGGCCGGGTTTTCTCCCAGCGGCCGGAGCGATGGCCCTCGATATCCTCATACCATTCGATTTGGTATTGATCGCCGTGCATCTCGACCCAGAGTTCGCAGGCGCGGGCCTGACGCTCCGGGCTGATGAGATCGGCGCGATTGCGAACCATCGACTTGCGGCGATAGCCGAGTAAGATTTGAATCAAATGCGTCTCCCTGGGTGCCCCTACTGCCCCTACTACCCCCTACTGTGCCCCTACTACCCCCTACTATGCCCCTACTAGGCCCTACTGCCCTATTTACCCCCCCCTACGAGTTGGTAAATTTTACCGTTTCCGGGGGGGGGAGTAGGGAGTAGGGGTAGATAGTAGGGGGAGTGGGGCTTGATTTTTCCAACCACGAAAAATAAAATTTTTATTTTTCGTGGTTGGAAAAATGGCTATTTTGGCAGAAACAAAACAAAAAGCGGCTTCCGCTGTTGCGAAAAGCCGCTTGAATTGGTATTATCAATTCAACCGCTTGCTGGGGCAACAGCAGGTGGATAGCCCGGCGATGTGCTTGCAACACATTGCCGGGCTTTTTTATTTGGCGTTATATTAGCATAGCTATTCAGGTCAGACAAGCGGTGTTGTTTGACCTGGATGCGGGCAGGGATAAGCCCGGCTGCTACGGGTTTAGTTTTATTGTCCACCCGCCCACGGCTCGCACCTCCAGCACAAGCGTTTCCGGGTTGACTATTACGGTGCCCTGGTAGGGATCAAGTGCATTTACCAACAGGTCGGATGTTTTGCCGTAGCCAATGACGGCAAAATTTCGCTCTGCTTGATTCCCGCTGATGGTGGCCGTGTTGGGCGCACCATCAATAAATAAAACATCGTCACCCGATCCTTTGAATTCGCCGGGAACGGATATTCGATGGGCCGAAACCAAAGGCCATATCTCGATATGCCAGTTGCCCGCTGCTTTGATTTCCAGGCGGGTTGATGTTTCCTGAAAATTGAGGGGGCGAATGCCGGTATAAGGCACCAGGGTATTAACCAATAAATCCTGATGATTTGCCCCATGGGCAATTATGGCGAAGTTTCGGCTCTCAGTGTTGCCGGCGATGCGAAGCAAGACGGGTTCGCTGATCGTAATATCCGCCACGCTATCGCCGGCGCCATCCATAATTACAGGTGTAGCGGTAGGTGCAGGGGGAGGAGTGGGGGTGGCCGGGGGTGGGGTTGGGGTTGGGGTAATGGTAGGAGTGTTGGTGGGAGCAGGCGTAAAGGTACTGGTGGGGCCGGGCCGGGGGGTGTTGGTGGGGAGGAGGCCAACGGTTTGCGCTGAACAGCCGGCCAGGATCAGGAGGAGAGTGAACAGGAACGAACGCAGTTTTTTTGGTGTCGACATTAGGGGTCTCCTAGTACCATTAAGCTAGATAGTTAGAGCTGCTTCTTGTGATATACTTTTTGCGGGAGTCTTGGGGCCTGTAATCAGAATAAGAAGGAATCCGCCATTGAGAGCATATCTATCTCCCGATCTGGTAAAGAAATTGGCTATCGACCCTGAATTTACGTTTTTCGCCATTTTTATCCTGGCGAAAGATGCCGGCCTGCAAATGGCCGCGCTTACGCTGTTGTTAAAAAACCGCATCATATCCCCGGCTTATTTCCCTGATCTGGTAAATTTAATAGATAATTGATCATCGCTTCCCGCTGACTCGGGCTGGATTCGTCTACAAGCAGCATCAAATCAATTATCTCTGCTGTTGTCGGCTCTGGTGTTCCGCTGGAGTTAAGTGGATGGTTCTGCTGGCTGAGCTGCCACCGGGCAAAATCATACACCTGACGCAAGTGGAATTGATCGAGCTGTTTGAGGATATTCATTATATCCTCATCGTCCGGCGCGATTACCGGAGGGTGGGTCTCGCCAGTGGCAGGTGCTCCAGGATGATATTCGCTGTTGGTTTCTTTGATTTGGACCAGGTTAGCATGCTGGATAAGCTGTTGGATTTGGCGCAAGATAAGTTTTTCTTGATTTGGCGGCGGCTCTGGGGTAGCAGGAAGCAGCCCGGCCAAACGAAAGACTTTTTCTGCTGGTTCATCCAGCGCCCCAGCAATCCGTTTGCAAACCTCTGCGCCGGCATTGCGATCTCCGTTTAAAATACGACTAAGCGTCGCATCTTTTATCCCCGCATTTCTAGCTAAGTCCGCTGGTTTCCAGTGGCGCTCCTGTAATTTTTCTTCTATCCAATACTTTAATGGTTTCACGCGATTCTTCTGACTATATTGTAACTGCATATTAAATTCCTTTGGGAATTAAAATATTAACTATTGACAAGATTTCATAAGTGTGATATTATTCTTTCCAACGGGAACGTTTTTCTTAGCGAAAGGAAACAGTTGAGATGGGAGAGCCTATCATAATGACATTTAGTACGGATACGGATACGAAGGAACTGCTTGAACGTTGGGCGAAGCAAGATGATCGTTCCGTATCCTACATTGTGCGCAAATTGATTGAAACAGAACGTGTGCGCAGAATGACCCAACTCCCCCTGGCGGCTATGCCTAACGGCGATGAAGTCGATGAACCCCAAGATCAGATGATGGCCCGGCTACGGGTGGATCAACTCCCCGGTTTTATTCCCAATGACATGATAAAAGCGAAGACGTTAGCATCAGCACCTTCCCCAAAAGAGCGGAAGTTGGTTCACCTTGGGACCGGGCCGGGGGATGAGGTTGGTAATTAGTAGTTAGTAGTTAGTAATTAGTAATTAGTAATTAGTAGTTAGTAGTTAGTAGTTAGTAATTGGTAATTGATAACCAGCAATGATGATGGAGGCAACCAGATGACCAGATTAACAGTGATACCAATGGATGGAAAGCCGGTGGGGGTGGAGTGTCCGGCGGGGGAAGGGCTGTATTGGGCGGAGCGGATTTCGACGCTGTTGGGGCCGGAGCAGGTGCAGGCGGTGCGGATCGGCGAGGCGGTGGATGGGAAGCGGCGGCTGCCGTACCTGGGGGAACTGGCCTGGGGAAATGATGCGGATTATTGGACGTGGCGAAAAAACCAAATATATGTCTCGGAGCGACAGGCTATATAAAGCAAGAAGCTCACCCGGATGCTTGGCGGCGATGGGTAAGCTTCTTAACGACAGAAAGGATGTTCTGTTATGTGGAGAATTATAACACAGGTTGTTTTTGGGGTCAAGCCCGCCGTCCTGCGTCCTTCGACCGTTCGACAAGCTCACGGCTCAGGACGCAGCCTCAAAGCGGGAGTAGAGGGCCGGTCGATTCTGTGGATGGTGGGGGGATCGGTGAGGGTGCTGGAGGTGGCGAATGGCTAGGCTGGCGCTCGGCAACAAGCTGGACTCGCCGATCCTTTACGGGTGGGCCAGGGCCGGGGAGAACCCGGAGGGATATAGCCTGTTCAGTCTGCCCACGGTCGATGGTCGGGCGGCCACGATGCGGGCGATGACGTTGCAGGAACGGTTTGAGACCGGCTGCGATTGGGTGGTGGTGATTGGTCAAGACAGGTGGGGATTCAATAATCCGTTGGGGCGGGTGACCCAGCAAGTAAAGAAGTTGGTGGAAGGAGTAGGGCGATGACACGAGCGGAGATCAAAGAAAAGCGGGCGGCGTTGGATCAGGAGTCGCGAATAGATTGTGTGGCCTGGCGGTCGGGCCGGTTGAGTGAGGCCGAGGTATGGGAACGGGCGGCCAAACGGGATTGTGAGCGGGCCTGGCTGAATTTGGAGGAGCGGGTGTTGGACATTATGGCCGGCGTTAAGGTTACGGAAGGGGTGCTGTGATGGCGAATCGGGTGAAAACGGTCGAGAATGTGACGTTTGGGGAGATCGAGGGGTTGGTCAACGGGCTGGTGGGGGAGAAGGCGGGAGACGGTCTGGTGGTGGTGGACATTGTGCAGGTGCAGGTGGTGCCGTATTTCGTGATCGAGTCCGGGGCGTACAACTATGACCTGGTGGTGGTGGTCGAGGTGGGGCCGGCGATTGAGTTTGTGATGGCGGAGTCGACCGCGGCGAAGGTGATGTTTTTTCTGCCGCCGGTGGGGAGGAGCAATTAGAAATGAACAACACTTGTCTTTCGCCAAGTGCAGGTGAACAAGGATCAAGGATCAATGAACAATTAACAATGAGTAAGGGGATTGAGCCGGTGGTTGTTGATTGGGAAAAGGAGATTTCGGAGGGGTTTGTGCGCTTTTTGGAGATGCAGGTTTTGGCGGAGACGGATGAGAAGGAGCGGGCGCTGACGGTGTTGGTTTTGGCGCTGGCAGAATTGGCGCGGCGGAACGATTTGTAAAAGTTGGTAGGTTGTTTCGTGCTGGGGACCTCACCCCCAGCCCCTCTCCTACTAGGAGAGGGGGGCAAGGCCGCCGGTACGGAAGAGTTTATCAACATTAAAAGGGGCAATTATGGCTAACGATATGCGGGTTGAGATTATTCCGGCGGTTGAATTTAGCACCTCTATCCTGGACGGGATGGTTTTGGGGGATGAGGATACCGGCTTGTGGGTGGCCTGGCTGGATGCGTACCACCACTGGCTGGAGGCGAAGCGCCGGCGGAACGATACGGGCAGCACGGCGATGAATTATGAGACGGCCTGGAAGCAGTTCTTCCGCTGGGCCCAGGTGCGGCCATGGGAAGTGCTGCCGGAGATGGCGGAGCGATGGGCGGCGCATTTGATGTTTGAGGGTAAGCCGGTGGTGGACCGGAAGAGCGGGCAGGTGCTGCGACGGGAGCCGCTGGCTCAGAGCACGTTTAACCTGAAGCTGGCGGCGCTGGGGGATTTTTACCGGTACGTGCAGAAAAAATACGACTTATGGCCGGCGGATAAGCGCAACCCGTTTGATGTGGTGGACCGGCTGAAGGTGACGCCTTACGGTAAAGCCAAGTATCCGAGCACGGATGAGGCAAAAACGATGCTGGCGGCGATCAATACGGAGTGCCTGACGGGGAAGCGTGACTTTGCGCTGCTCTATACGATCCTGGTGACGTGCCGGCGAAGCTCCGAGGTTTTGAACCTGCGCTGGGGCGACCTGGTGGAGACCGACAGCGGTGATTATGCCTTTCAGTACCGGTATAAGGGTGGCAAAATCAAGAAGGCTGTGCTAAATAAACAGTGCTACACGGCGATAAAAACCTATTTAGGTGCGGATGGTCGAGGGGAGACGATAGGAGCCGATGATTACGTTTTTATCCCCCTGGATGAGGAGCGGGTGCTGCGGTTTGGTGGCCCCCTTCGACCGTTCGACAGGCTCACGGCTCAGGGCGAGGACTCCCCCAACCCCCAGGGAGAGGGAGCAGGGCCGAAGCCGATTTCTAACAGCCTGGCCAACCGGATTTTGAAAAAGTACGCCCGGCGGGCGGGGGTAGATTCGACCAAGGCGCATATCCACGGATTACGGCACGCCGGGGCGCGGCTCCGGGTGCAGTTGATGAAGGGGCAGGGAAAAGGGATAGATTTTGAGGAGATCCGCAACCTGCTGGGGCATAGTTCGCTGGCAGTGACGCAGGTGTACACCATGACCACGCTGGATGATCCGGTGGATGTGGGCGGACAGGCGGCGGCGGAATCGTTGCTGCCGAAGGGGAAGGTGCGGCGGAAGAAGAAGGCGGTGGGGGAGCAGATGGCGATGGCGATGAGCAATGAACAATGAACAAGGATCAATGAACAATGAGGAGGAGACGATGAATTTTGAGTTGGGTTTTGTGGTGGCGATGGTAGGGATTGTGGTGGTGGGGGTGGGGGCGTGGTTGTTGTTGGCGAAGTTTGATGGGGCGCTGACGGATGAGGATTTGGGGACGGAGGAGGGCGATGATCCCGACGTGGATATTGCCCACGGCCTCAATATGCCACCTTTAGAAGGCGGCGAAAAAGGGCCAAAACCAAAATAGGTCACACAAGGGAAATTGTTTCGCCTGTATTTGGTTGTTAATGTGCCAGTTTTAGAGTATCACAGTTTTTGAGTAGGGTTTCATTTAATAAATTCTTTGAATATAAACGAGATAAAAATGATCTTCATTGAACTGCAACAAGCGCTTATTTTAATCGGGTTGATCCTGCTGGGCTTCGGGGTGTTTTACGCAGCGGTGATTTATTACCGGCCGTTTGCGCCGGGGTGGACGTGGGTCTCGGTGTTGATTGGAGATGCGGTGACGGATGCGTGCGTGGGGGCCGCGTTACTGGTGGCGGTGTCGAGTTTGGGCCGGGCCGAGTTGTGGTGGGTGGCGCTGTTTCCCTTGGCGGGCCACGTGTTGAGCGGCGGGCCGATGATTGCAGGACAGGTAATTAAATGGGCAGCGCAGAAGCGGCGCAACAGCCATTTAGACAGGGAACTGCAATGACTAACATAATCGCAGCTATCATAATGACCGTGGCCTTTGCCCTGGTCAACCTGGTCTGGCATTTTCGGGTGGAGAGGCGGCGGGGAAATGACTAAGAGCCTGATAGCCCGGCATTGCCCGGTCTGCGGTATGGTCACCCGGCAGGATGTCCAGATCATCAACGGGCGGCTGGTGTACCAATGCCGGCCTTGCAGCAGGACGGAGGAGCTGCCGGAGGAGTACCAGTATGCGGTGTGGCAGAAGGGCCGGAATGTGATCCGGCAAAGGGACAGGGGTTAGCTGGCCGGATACCGGCGGCGGCGTGGATGATGCAGATTAACAAGGAGTTGGGATGACAAATAAACCTTTGCCCGACGGGGCGATTGAGTTGGTGGAATTGATTTACCAGGAGCAGCAGATTATTGTGAGCACGCTCCAGACCTGTATCCATGAGGGGCTGGATCGGCAAAATTTCAGACTGGTAAAGCTGCTGCTGCCCAGGGTAAAAACGCGGGCCGAGGCCATCAAGGCGACCTGCCGGAGGATTCAGCGCTTTGCCGATGGGCCGAAACGGCGGGGCCGGCTGCCGAAGTGGGTAGAGGTGGTGTTGGAGATTACGGCCCTGGCAGATCGGGTGATCCAATGTGTGGATTTGGCCGGGGCCGAGGTGGAGAGTAACAGGTGGGTGACGATTGATCACCTGCTGCGGAATAGATGTCGTGATTTTAATCAGCGGATTGGAGAGGGGGTGAGCGCTATAGTGCCAGGTTACATGCTAGTGGAGCGGGTGGAAATCCCGCAGATGTTTTATGAAAAAAATGAGGGCTAGCTGGGGCGAGCTAGCCCTCGGAGGCAAACGAGGTTAGGGTTGGAAGACCCTTTCAAGATAACATAAATGAAAGGAAAAGTCAAGATGGCGAACAAAAGTTCTGAAAACGTGGAGAAATTTGGGTGGGACCCGGGCTACGGCTGCCAGAAGGCGGCCTGGATAAATGGGCAGATGAATACGGCGACCATGCCGAGCGTGGCGGGAGCGGGGCGCATTGTTGAGCCGAGCGGGTTTAACCTGGCCGGCCTGGACATTGCCCGGCGGGGCGACCTGCCGTTTCAGGTGGGGTTTGAGGGAATGGAGTACCTGGTCGGCCCCAATGTGGCCACCTATACCCGGCCCGTCGAGCAGTTGGACAAGAGCCGATTCGTCAGCAGCTCGGAGCTGCGGGCGATGTTTTACGCGCTGGTGGCGCAGTTGGGCTTGACCGGACAGAAGGTGGCCGTGGCGATTGGGCTGCCGGTGGAGATGCTAGCGAATAAAAGCCAGGCTGAGGACACCGAGCGGGGCATGGCGGCGTGGTTGGTAGGAAAACACCGGTTTGATTTCAATGGAGTTGAGGCGGCGATAGAGGTGGTAAAAATCCGGGCGACAGTGGCCCAGCCGCTGGGGGCCTGGCTGGATTGGGGATTCAATAATACCGGCCAATGGTCCAAGGGGGCCGAAGGGCGGAACGCGCC